ATGTCGTTCATAGTTTTATCACGACTGACACTTTTCTCTACATCTGGATTTGTTGCACATCCCGTTAAGAGCAGTGCTGTAATAATTATAATTGATTTCATATTATGTTTCTTTTAATTTAAATTTAATGTCTTTATGTTTGACTATAATAAACAAAGTTATTTTATCATTAACTCGCATAGGCAAATCTAAGTGTATAGTTACTTCTGGCCCGTTGATGTCGTTAATCTTGCGGTCATTACCCACTGTACCAACAAATGGGATTTTATTATAGTGACCAAATACACGATCACCTATGTTATAGGTATGCTTGTATCCAATCTTGTTAAAATAATCAGTTTGATTTCCCATATACTTTCCAACAGTTATTTTCAACGTCCCAATGACGATTGTCATAAAGAGTTGCGTTAATGCTGTAGCCAAACAGACCCAGACCTAATGTTGCACCAGAATGGTCGCATCGTGTGCGAACTGTAAAGTCAAACTCTACAAGGGCACCACTTTGTAAGACTTCGAACTCCCAATATTTATTCTTCCAGGGCAAGTGTCCGTGCCAGTTACGGATGTTTTTAAAATCCCGCCAACTTCTAAAGTATGGATTCTGTATAGAAAAGGTAACGGCTATCATTCGTCATCCTCATCGAGATCTCCGTCATGCATATGTCCAATGATATCTTCATCGTCCAATGTTGCACCTAGCATACGAATCAATCGCATAACTTCCTCGGGACCGAGACTCAGTGTCATACTGGTATAGTCAGCAATCAGTGTCAAGGTAGTTGCACCATTGGCGCTGTCGTATCCTATTCTGTAATGATCCTTTACTTGGTTAGTAGGGATGTTAGGAATAGGAGGAATGGGTGTTACATCGGGCATAGCTTTTTTCATATCATTACCAATCTTTTCCATATCAGATGCCATGTCTCCAGTGGAATAACCACGAGTAGCAAATAAATTTCTAAACCAATCAAACATATTCTTCAAATCCTTAAAATGGGATGTCATCATCCATATAGTCAAACACCACTCGCTTGGGCACAGGTGCTACATAATCAACATTGTCAAAGTTTTCAAACACGGTATTGTAATCACCCCTAAGCCTGTCTGGATTGTCACACAAGATTTCTGTCTTTTCAAGTGAGCTAAAGTCACCGCTGGGACAATCCAATACAGTAATATATCCATTTGTGAATACACCCTGCCAGCAACCATTGACTACCCAGAAGTCAAAATGTGTTAGTGACATTTCTTGTTCAAGTTCGATTAACAAACTTGGATTATCCTTAGTGCCCAGCATCAGTCTCATTTTTCAATCCTTACATTATTATAGCACAAAAGAAAAGGGCCGTCAAGGCCCTTGTTCTAGTTTTTATCCAATCACTTGTTCATCATCAGTGCTGTGAAGTTGCTTGGCACTACAATAGTCTGTACCTTGCCGTTCTTAATACCTTCGGAGATATTCAGCATGGCCTGTGCTTCCATGAACTTGATAGAACTGGCGCTGTTATTAGCCAATGCTGCCATACGTCGGCTTTCAGCTTCAGCAGTCTTAACTTCAACTTCCTTCTGCTTCAATTCGTTCTTACTACGAACCAATGCATTGGCACTTTCAACAACTGTGTCGCTAGGTACAACATTACGAATCAACACTTGACTAATCATAATAGTACCGTCCAACTTTTCCTCTGCCAAGTTGCGAACGATTTCATCCTGGATGAACTTTTCCATTTCGCTACGCTTGTCAGCCATGTCCAATGCTTCGTACTTTCGTGCTGCCTTGTAGATAGCGTTACGAGCATTTTGAACAATGTAGTTGTACATCACATAGGTATCACCCTTCATCTCAGCGTGGAACGCCTTGTTCTTGGTACTGTACAATTCTGCCACTTGTTGCGGATTGATGTTATAAACAACCACAGCATCCAAGTCTTTCATTGTGCTGTTATCAGCAGCCACAGGAGTCATGTCATTCAGCGCAACATTAACGTCCTTGATAGGGAATGTAAGCACATCACCGATGAATGTTTGGTTGAACGAACCAGGCAGCAACTCACCTGGCTGTACCTGTTTATCAAAACCAACTCGCACACCGACCTCACCAGTCTCAATTCGAGTACAAGCACTAGTCAGTGCAACTGCGGCCACGACCAAACCAACTTTAATAAAACGCATCATTTAAATAACTCCAGTAGAAAAAAGATAAAAACAAACAACAAAGCCCAATGCAAAATACAAGGGCCTAAGCCAAAAGTCATTGATCATAATGATCCCTTAAAAAATTATCACCAATCCAAACATCAGCGCAATTGCTACTGCTGAACTGATTGTAGCATACACAGCGGCCTTTGTCAAGTCCAGGGCCTGCTTGCCTGAGAGTTTTTGGACTCCAAGAATGCCGCCCCAGACTAGAGCCGTCAATACCAAAAATAGGAAGATGACTCTGATCATATATTAACCTTTAGTTGGGAAAGGCCAATCACCGCCTTGTGCTTTGAACACGGTTCCTGGAGGAGGTGTTACCTTACCATCAGCATTGCGAGTCCAGCCGGTGGGAGTTGGCGGTACATAGCGATAGCGTTCCGGATCACCGTTTTCGCGATCTTCCACTCCAGCTTCGTATCCAACGTCATAGGCATTGTGTTCTCTGGAACCATAGTTGTATGAATTGCTATAGTCTGCACCAGAGAAGCCGTCGCTATAACCACGCTTATGGATACTTGAACCAACACGCACTTCTGGAACAGGCTTGGCTGCTCGAACAGTTTCGGTACCGTTAGCATTGCCCTGGACTGACTTGTTAAAAGCCTTGCCTGGTTCCACACCCAACTCACCGATAACTTCGTAGCGGCAAGCACGGCCTTTGGCCCCGTTGTAGTCGCTTGGAATTGATACAACATCGGCTGGATCAATCTTAACAATAACAGTTCGGCTATCAGTGCCACCAAAGTGATCCAAGTAACTCAAACCGCAGAAGTGTAGGCCAGCGGAACAGGTTTGATCCTTGTTGTCATCCACTTGGTTGCGTTCCATTTCAACAACAGTACCCGGGCTATTGTCCATAGTACCACTGTGAATGTCTTTGAAGTCACGGCGGACTTTCTTGTAAGCCAAGAAGTGACCATCGGGAGTGATTGGCAAACTGTTCTTTTCCAAAAAGCCGTAGAGTTCATCAACACTACGCTTGCTAGGGTTCTTCATCAAGTTATGCATGAACAGAACCATTGGATCAATAGTAAAGCCATCTTGCAACATAGTAATCATACGACTTGCCAACACACCTGCAAAAGGCTGACCCTTCCAGAACAGTTGTTCGCCCTTGACAGAGATGTTGCCAGCGCCGTAGTTCAGCACAACCTTAACTGGGTCGATAATGTTTTTAACAGTCTCCCAATCGTGTGCTTTGATAGCATCAACTACCTTTTGGTAAGTGACGTGGGTTTTAGAGATAGTGTGTGGCTTACCCTCGATAACCACGGTGACATTGCTGCCTTGAATAATAAACGGATAACTCATTTTAGATTCCTTTCTTTGAATCGATCATTGAAACATATTCAGCGATATCGCTCGCTTCAACGCGGTAAGTACTCAAGGACTTCAACAACGGGTACCTACGATTTACGTTGTCGAGTTGTGTTTGATATTTCACAATCAATGCATCTGGGCTAAGGTTAGCATTAGGTGCAAACTTGCGGAATAAGTTCTTCATATTATACTGGTTACCAGTAAATTTGTCAATACCTTTAAACTCCAAAATCAACCTGGCGTAAGGGCTGTTAAGATCGATGTCATTCAACACATCTTTGGAAAACTCCAGGATGTCTCGATTGTCCAAATTGGCCTTGACCAAACTCATCAATAACTTACTTACATCTTTGCCATTCAATTGGGCAGTAATGTGATCTTCGAAATTGACCCAGTTCTTACGCTTCTTGATCTCTTCGATATCGCTCTTACGCACACCATAGATCTCACCGTTGAACAATCCAGGCAATGACTTAACGTCCTCATACATTTCTTTGCCGCTTTGGTAGCCTTTAGCACTCTGCATAGTAAAGCCGCAGAGAGGAACATAGTAGTAAGTCTGTGTATCCACAAACTTGCTGGTATCACCTGCGTCACGCCAAACCATATCTTCATCACTACGACGATAACCACTGCGACTTCCGCGCTTCTCCAACTTAAGGATCGAAATGTTACGACCCAAAGTCTCACGCTCACGTTGCTTCAGTGTAGAGGCTGCAAAGCGTCGGGCTAGCGGAGGTTCTTGGATTGCGGCAAAGAAGGCAGCAGTATCCATTACTTTGGTCTTGTCAGCCTTGTCCAGAATCCAAATAGCACGGCTATAAACATTACAGCCAGTTTCCTTGTAGTGATAACGAGCACGTTCGGCAGCACCAGTCTTCAAATCATTGATAATAAAGTGGCTGTCAGCATCAACCTGCACACGCCATTCTTGCCAAGTGATGTAATGTCCATTGGCATTTTTAGCATGACCTGGTGCATACTCGGTAGTGCTTTTACCATTGGTAACAGTTTTGCTACCGCGATGTTGCGACAACTGTCGAATCACAATGTTGTAGTTGGCGGCCAAGTCTTCAACTTTGAAATCAAAGCGAGTCATGTAACCGTACTGTTTGGTATTGTATGTAGGCAGGGCAGTGTCTATGGCATACTGATTTACAGCCGCAGTCCAAAGGCGGTGTTCTTTCTTCTTGAACAAGAACACAGCACGATCCCACAGGTTCTCGATGGCATCTGACTCTCGAGCAATTACAACTGTCAGGGCCGCATTGAGTTGTTCCAACTTGGCTTTGATAGCCGCAATAGTTGAAGGAATGTAACTCAAGCCTTCACGTGACGCTTGGAAGTCCAGCTCGCCGATGGCAAAGTGCATTTCCAAACCACAGCCCAATAATGCTCGTACATCTTGTTCGATGCTTTGATCAGCGGCAGGAATTTCAATAGGGTAAGCAATATTGCCCATAACAGCCACGCTGCCACGACGACCTTCGTTTTTGTAACTATGCACACCGGGAATGATGTCACGGCTTTCGTATTCCGGAGTTTCGAATCCAAAGTCGCCGTTGCCCGACACTACTGGACGCAGAGCAAAGTGGCGATATACTTGACGTGCTTCTTGACGGAACTTGTCAAAGTCATAGCGTTCAGTAACAGCAAACTTGACTTCTACACCTGCCGGTTCGTCAGTGGCTTCTTCCATCATCTGGGCAATACTAGGCACACCAGCTTCGTTGATGAAAGCAGTGTAGATACCTTTGCGGCCGTTTTGGATAGCAGTTACTGTGAAGTTGTCAGTGTAACTAAACGGGCTTTTGGATCCCAAACCAAGGGCACCAATGAACTGGTTGCTCGCGGTTTTAGTACTTTCAAAGTAAGTGGTGTAGATGTTAGTGACTTGTTCGTGCGACAGACCAGTACCATAGTCTCGGATACTGAAGTGCGGTTCCAAGCTGTTTGGAAGATGAACGTCAAAGGGAGTGTCTTGCTTGCCAGCAGCCGCATGGCTGTCCACAGCGTTGCAACTGAGTTCGCGGATAACTGCTCGGATTTTGTTGGCATAAAGACCTGAGGAAAGAATGGAAAACGCTTTGGCTGAGTTGCGAATACGGAATTCGCCAATCTCGCCCACGTTAGAAACAATGGCTTCGTTTTGCGGAGCGTTGTTGAGAATCATTTGGAACCTTTCAGTAGTGTGTCTGTATGTATATATTATAACAAGGTTTTACCTATTTGTCAAGCTGATCTTGAAAAAGATTTACCACATTTTTAGATTTTTTTGTTGTTGTTTTTTTCTGTTTCGGTGCAGCATCTGGATTTCTGATTTTTTCCAAAATACCCTGCTCATATTTTTCGTTAGGAGTTGTTTGCACTCCTTCGGGCAATTGTGTGCTCAATTGTTTGTCAGCTGAAGTTACCGAGGATTCTACAGTTTGATTAATTCTTGTTTCAGCAATCTTGAAATATTCTTCAGTCATTTCAACACCAATGAAGTTTCTGCCAGTCAATTTGGCACTCACGCCACAACTACCGGATCCCATAGTAAAGTCCATAACAGTATCACCCGGGTTGCTGTATGTCATGATCAACCAATTTAGAATATTAGTTGGCTTCTGAGTAGGATGCACTGTTTGCTGTGCAGAGAAATTTCTCGAAGCGTGAAGAATACTTTTTGGATAACGAGTACCGTGATTCTCGCCGCCGAGGTATGGCTTTCCGTTGTTTCCAAAACCATATCCGTGACTGTTCTTACCTGTACCGTAGCCTTTTTCTTTGTCCTTGGCTTCTCGTTTGTAGGCTTCGCCTTCTTCCATAATTGGATTGTATGTGCCGCCACTTTCCTTGCTAAAGATCATAATATTTTCATGAACTTTTTGAGGACGATATTTGGCCAAGCCTGGACTGCCGCACTTATTTTTATTCCAAATAAGCTCATGCCTGAACCAATCAATCTTACTGGCAATTACTAAACTGGTAAAAGGCTGACTACCAAAAATAACTATATTGCCTTTTGGTTTAACAATTCTTTCTAATTCAGCCCACATGGTTTTGAAGTCCAGGGTCTTGTCCCATTCAATGGTTGTAGTACCATATGGAGGATCGACACAGACCATATCTACTGATTGATCTGGAATCTTTTTAAAAGCTTCAAAGCATTGTTCGTTAAACAGAGTGATATTCATTTTATATTTACTTTTTTTAGATTAGCTGTGCGGTAAGTAATGGCCTTGTTCCACTGTGCTGCCTTGTCTGCCCAGCATTTGAAAGCCCCGTCTGTAATTACATTATAAAAAACATCTTCAAAGGATTGAGTACCTGGTTCGCACCCGTGTTCTTTACCCCACATAATTTGCAAGTTATTTGTTGGGTTTTTACCCCAGTGTGTAATTTGTTTGACTCCACGAACCATTACATGGCCGAAGTCTTTCTTGTCGAGACTAAGGAACCAATAGTCACGGTCAGTTTCTTTTTTATGCTTAATAACTAACTCGGCAAATTTTGCATCGCTGATTTTATTGGCAATTTTAAATTCAGTGTATTGTTTAGCTGTGAGATCTGTCAGTGCCCACAAAATGCCTAGCTTACTAAATGCGTTGTCAGAACTGCCAATTGATGTTTTGATATTTACAGCATGGGCTGTGCCGTCGTCGTCGATTACTTCAATATCCATGAAGTTTCGGAGAACACCTTCTTTAATGCGATCTTTAAATTGTGGCTGTTTTTGCAGCCAAGCAATGATCTTATCTTCGTCTTTTTTACTATTGACTCGACCTTCATTGTTTTCGCTAACTGCTTTAAGATTAGACTTTTTCAGTGCTTCAACAATATCGTTCAAAATTTTTGGTGCTTTTGTATTCATTCTGTATCTCCGGAATCTTCTTGATCTTGCTTAAATGCTTCTGCTTCGAACAGCGTATCAAACGGATCGCTTTGAAAAGCACATTGTCCGAAAGGACCGTTAAAGTAAACATAGTACTTGCCTTCATCCTCAGCAAAGCGTATTTTAAGTTTGTCCATCTTGAAGCCTTTTTGTGTCTGTATGCATATATTATACAAGAAAAAAACCGAGCATGTCAATACTCGGTTTTACCTTATTTGTCCAATTACTTTGTACGGATCTTCAATTTTGCGTAGCAGTTTTGGACGCCGACGGCCTGACGAATAGCATCCTGTAGAGCATCGTGCTTACTGCCTTTGGGCATATCTGGATCTACGCCCAAATCAAACAAGGTGCGTGTATCACGTAGTTGCCAAAAGTTCCAAGGTAAAGGTTTGCCTAATTGACGATAGATATTTTCTATAATGACCAAGTCAAAGGTAGCACCGTGACTCCAGAATGTATCACAGCCCCATGCAAACTTGTGGAACTGGTCTATTGCATCTACAAGCGGAATGCGATTGTCTGGACTAAATGCTTCCTCCATAATAGCAGGATCTTGCTTGCTCCACCACTCAATTGTGTTTGGATCAATTTCCCTGCCTAGCTTGTCTTGATCGTCAAGATCAATACGGAAGTACAGTTTGTCTCCGTAGCCATTACCATGTGGGTTAAAATGTACAGCACCTAAGGATAGGACAACTGCGTTTGGGGAGACTGCCATAGTCTCCATATCGATCATAAGTGCTTTAGTCATGCAACAATTATAACACAACTAAAGAACTTTGTCAATAGTTTTTCTTAGGTAATTCGTTATCGCGAAGCTTCTTTTGCCAACGGGCTTTGGCTGCTCCGTTTTTACGCTTTCGTTCTGTGGTGGGCTTTTCGTAGAACATTTTAGCACGGACAGTTTCTAGCACTCCGCTGTCTTCGACTTTCTGTTTAAATTTTCTCAATGCCACATTCAATGGCAGATCACCTACGATAACTTTATTACCAACTGCTTTATTTTGTTTGCTCATTTTTCTTTTTATCAAAAATCATTATGGCAGGTTTGCCATCAATCGTATCTTTACTTATCCTAATCGAAGTCAATCCGCGTTCAACTAAATCTACGGCATCAAATTGATATGGCAGAAGTACTTTTTCAATAATGTTTTTCAATCCACGGGCATTGGTCTTTAATTCTTTTGCCTGACGTGCGATTTCTCTTAATGCAGGGGTATCAAAATCCAACTGGATACCGTCTAGCTCAAACATATATTGATATTGCTTGATGGGACTATTTTTTGTCTCTTGTAATATATTGACCAATTGGTCTTCTGATAGCTCATCGACATGAGTGATAAGTCCGAATCGTCCTACGAACTCAGGAATAAGGCCGAACTTAATAAGATCTTTAGTAGTCACATCTTGGAATACATCAGCATCTTTGTCAATATTTTCAACATTGGCGTGAAATCCTACAGACCGTGCGCCAGTCCGTTGCTTAATGATTTTATCAATTCCTACAAATGCACCACCGCATATAAACAATATACTCCTGGTGTCGATTTCCTGCATGTCGGAACCTGGATGCTTCCTTTTGCTAGACGAAGGGACTCTCATAATCGAGCCTTCGATCATTTTTAAAAGTGCCTGTTGGACACCTTCTCCACTTACATCTCGGGTAATACTTACGTTTTCACCCTTTCGACTAATCTTATCAATTTCATCAATATATACAATACCTCTTGCAGCTTTTTCTAAGTCACCATCTGCTTCAGATATCAACCGAGTAAGAATGCTTTCAACGTCGTCACCTACGTATCCTGCTTCTGTAATACCGGTTGCATCGCATATGGCAAAAGGCAAGTCCAAATATTGTGCAATTTTTCGAGCCATCATAGTTTTTCCACAACCAGTAGGCCCTAGTAACAGCACATTAGTTTTTTCTAATTCAATATCAGTGCTAGGATTATTAATCCTTTTGAAATGCTGGCTAACTGCTACGCTTAAACTTATTTTTGCATCCTCTTGACCGATAACATATTCGTCAAGGTATTCTTTTATTTTGGCAGGATTTAATAATTTTTTCTCATTTGGAAAAGTTTTTATTTTGTTATCTTTGAGTATGTCCTCACATAACTCAACACAGTCATTGCATATTGCGGCATTGTCGCCTACAATGAGTTTCTCAACCTCATCCTTGCTTTTCCCACAAAAATCACACTTGTGATCGCTGTCCGATTTTGTCATGTAGTGCTCTTTCTAAAAATGATTCAACGCTAGAAACTCTGTTCTGATTAATGTAATGATACACAGCTGATTTGCTTTCATCAGTAATACTGTAATAGGTATTTTTCTTACCTACTATATACCCGCTTAATGCACTGGTAGCATAGTTAAGTCCGTCTAAGTCTATATACTTATACTCGCTCCTACCTAGCGCAAATAAAAACCAGGGTATATCTATTTCGTGATCATAAAAGTAAATGTTTATATGTTCGGTTAAGTTAGCGTTGGCTAGCCATTGGCTAACTTTTGATTGGTCTGCTTCGCTCAAGTGAATGAAAAGAATACTGTAAGTTTCATTTTCAAAAAAATCAGGTGGCGTTATTAATGTTATTCTATTATCCATTTTATATTCTTGCTTTAACTGCTAACATGTATTCTTCGGGAATACTTTGTAATGATAGTTTTCCAGATTTCACTAATGCAATATATTCTGCAACCTCTGGCTGAGGCGCATCATTGTAAAGATCAGGGGCGGCGCTGGCACTGGCTTCCAAATACTCTTCCTTACTGATTAATGTAGAAGTCCATAAGCTACTGTCTTTTTGTTCTTCGTTTTGAACAAACAAAGGTTCGTCAAGGTAATCTTCAGATTCTGTTGTACTACTATTCTGTTCAGGTGCAACTGCCAATCTATCGTTCATTCTTTCTAATTCGGGTTTATATACTATTGGTTGTAAGTTCTTAAAATACCTAAAAGGTTGCAACAGATAAGGATGTTGTTCTAATATAGATTTTTCCGGAATATAAGTTTTAGCAACTTCGACTAATCGATCACGTTCTAATTCTTCTTCGATCTCACGTTGTCTTTGCTCTTCCAACTCTTGTCTAGCCTGTGCCAACAGATTGTTAATCTCATCTACACTAACGGTTACAGTTTCCTCTTCTATACCAGTTACAGCTTCTGGAATTACGTCTGCTACTTCTTGTGCTACAAACCCATTATGTGCAGGCTCAACATCGTCTAAATTTGTGACAGTGGGTTCCGGGGAGACTACATCAACAACCGGTCCTGATGGGCTGTCACCCTCCGCAATACGTTTTCTAAAATCCTGGAAACTGATTTGACTAGATAGTAGCAAGATAACTGCCATTGGATCAAATACTACAATAAGAAGTATGATGACCCAAGTGACTGCTTTCTCTAGTATGCCTTCGGAGGTCTCGCCATAGACGAATGCCGCAATGTATTTTATCGGCCCAACTTCCGCTTCGACCTTTCGAACGTCTGCGGCAATCGGAGCCCTTTCTTCTGTAAGGCCAGCAATAGTTTTTTGTTCGGCGGAGATCTCAGATTGAAGGCGGGCACGTTCTTTTTGTTGTGCGCGGCGTAGTCCAACTGCTTTATCTGCACCTTTTTCATCTTGACTTCGACCCATAACTTGGTCCACAGCCTCATCCATCTGTTTAAGCGCCTTGCGGTTAGCATCTATATTTTCCTTTGCTGTTTTAATCTTCTCGTCATACACTGCAATCTTGGCCATTACATCGCCCGACACCAAACTTTGATCACTGTGGGCTTGGCTTAGGAAGCCGAAGATACCCATAGATGTTACGCCCATGAGAACGGCAATAGCAGTTAGCAAATAGATTCTAACTGACCAAGGTGCAATGCTCCAATTTTGTTTAAGCCAGAGCGTAGCGGCAATTTTGCCAACACCGAGCACAATCCCCATAATAATTACAGGAATAACCGCGGCGGCAAAGATAGCAGTAAAGCCGATGATACTGTAGTATTCGGCAACAACGGATATAGCAAGTCCGCTAATTAATGTAAGATAGGCTATTAGTTTTTCATTTAATGTTACAGGCATAGATGATATTTATTTGTTATATCGAGCAACATCTTTACAAAATTCAATAAACTCATCATTGTTTAGATGTTGTTTTAGACAATTAGCCTTCCATGTAATTAATTGAATATTGCCTTCGATATAACCTTTATCGCTGTCAATTCTGTCAATGGTGCAACTATTGGGATTGCACCATTTGCCTAACCAATATTGACCACCTCTGGTAAATTCAAGGTCTTCCCCTGTTAATGCACAGTAGAAATCTTGTTCAGCACCTATATCGTATAGGTAATCTAAATCAACTTCAATGGGTTGAGTATTTTCTGTACGATTTGCCGCTCTTTGTAGATTCTGTCTTAAGAATGCTAGTGTGTGTCTAACTTCTACAAGGGTTTCTTGAGCGCTCTCGTATGCTGCATCTCTTTCCCAGTAGTCTCTCTGATACGGGCCTCGCTCCTTTAAGAAATACTTATAAGTTTCAGATTCACAGACTTTAGCAATTTTCATAATATTATCTCCTCATGTTAGCAATGGCCACAGCTTCTTCGTCTGAGAAGATAGGCACAGCGTTTGACTTGTGCATTGTGCCAATACCTTTGATCTTGTCGCCAGTATAGACCTTAGCTGGTGCTAGTGCGGCAATACCTGCACCGGAGTTTAGGCTTTTGATATGATGTGTATTTGTTCTACCGACAGGTGTTGGAAGTGAATAGGTCAGCGTTTCTGCCTTCATAGCTCGCTTACGTTTCTTGTCTTCTGCCTCTACTCCCCACTTCTTTTGTAGGGCATTCCACTGCTCATCAAGCTCACGTGCCTTACGTGCTTCTTCAGCATTGCGGAATTTGACCTTGCCCTTCTTCTTGCCATTGAGACTAAGGCTAGGGTGATGCAGGTGCATTGACATATTATGCTACTTCGAGTGCAGGGAAGTTGATAGGATTAGTTGTGTTTGAAGAGTGTGGTTCAAATGTCTTTTGAACCTTACTAGGGATACCTGTGAATCGTAGTACCTGGCCATTGGCAGCAATTTTGAGTGAGCCTGCAACTACCCAAATCTGTTTGCCCGATGCATCGATGCCTGCTAACTTTCGTACTACACCGTTGATTAGTCCAGTGGGGGTATCCTTACCCCTATTCCATTGATATGCAGTATCTTTATTAAACCAAATCTGTTCATCCTTAGATTGGGCAATGCACCAAAGTTTAATTTGGGTAAGTGTATGTTCGGCGTTGGTCATAGAACCTCCTAATGTGTATGTCTATGCACTACTATACAACAAAACTGGTTTTATTGCAACCAGAATTTTTACCAAAAGAAAAGCACCCGAAGGTGCCAGTGCTGACCACTTATCACATTATACGCCGTCAGCGGGCGAGCATATTATTTGATTTGTGTCCAAACACGCTCACGGATCTGCTTTGTTAATGCGTCCGGCAATGCTACATAGTCTAAGTCTGCGGCATCTTTCTTACCATTCTTAAATGCCCAATCAAAGAACTTTAACACTTCATCGCTGTTGGCTTTGTTAGCAGGTGTCTTATACATGATGATAAAACTTGCTGAACTTACTGGCCATGCATTAGGATTCTTTTGATCCACAATACTTAATCCCATACCAGGAACTGAGAACCAATCAGCGCCATCTGCAGCCGAGGCAAATGTTAGATCATCTGGGCTAACATACCGGCCACTCTTGTTTTGTAGTTGTAGGAATGTCATGTTGTTTTTCTTAACATAAGCATACTCTACATAACCGATTGAACCTTTGATACGGTTCACGTTGGCCGCCACACCTTCGTTGCCTTTGCCACCCACTGAACTAGCAGCCGGCCATTTGATTGTGGCACCACGACCTGCACGTTGTAACCACTCTGGGCTGACTGTGGCAAGATAGTCTGTCCAGTTGAATGTAGTGCCTGAACCATCAGCACGGTGTACAACGGTGATTTCTGTGTTTGGCAATACTTTGCCAGGATTCAACGCCGCTAGTTTAGCATCATTCCAACGATTGATCGTGCCCAAGAACACTTCAGCCATAACCGGGCCAGTGATGCGTAGCTCACCTGGTTTGAAACCATCCAAATTGATGACAGGCACAGTTCCGCCAATGATAGCAGGGAATTGAACCTGCCCCATCTTGTCTAAGTTCTCGCCGCTTACTGGTGCGTCTGTGGCACCAAAGTCAACGGTCTTTGCATTAATTTGACGAATGCCACCGGATGATCCGATGCTTTGATAGTTCATACCAGTACCTGTGGCTTTTTTGTAGCCCTCGGCCCACTTGGCATAGATCGGGAATGGGAAGGTAGCACCTGCCCCTGTAATGTCTGCGGCTTGTGCTGACACTGCTACAGCCGCAAATAGAATAGCAAATAATTTTTTCACTGTAAGTCTCCTTGTGTGTTAGTTCTTACATTAATATTTAAACACAGAATGATTACAATATGATTACAATTTTAAGAAATTTTAGCCAAACTAGATTAATTCCAATAACGGTTGTGATCCGTTTGATGCCAGTATGACTGATTATTGCGATTGATAAAATTTTTCACTAGATATTTTGCCATACCAAAATATCCCATCTTCTTGAATCTGCGACTATCCTGTCCAAAATAGTGAGGCACAATCTTAAACTTTTTAGGGCTGTATTGTTTTGACAAGAAGTAATCTTCTGATGTTAAACAATGTTCAGGGAATCCGCCAAATTCTTCAAAACGATCTCTGCGTGTTAGCATAAATGCACCTACGGCAAATGGTGAGAAGTGTTTTAAAATTTTATTAGTTATATTAAATGCTGCAAATCCGACAGATGCTCGCTTGTCACGATCATAACATTTAATGTTCAGTCCAACAAGATCCAGATCGTTGGCTTCTAATTCATCGACAGCATCACGTATTACAGTGGATTTAAAAAAACGAACATCTGCATCAATGAACAGGATGTAGGGAGTAGTGACTAGTCGTGCGCCGCAATTTTTAGCAACAGACACCGGACCACCGTCAATAATTTCTACATTCAAATTGCCTTTCATTATTTCGATAACTTCTCTAGTTTTGTCTGTTGAACAATCTGCAATGATGATTCTAGTATTGCCTATCATTTGCTGACGTAAATGCATTAATAGATGTGCTATATAGTTTTCCTCATTCTTACAAGGTACAACAATAGTGATTGCATCGCTGAGTTTTATTGTTTTCTGCATTGTCCTTCTACCTTAAAATTATCAAACTTTAGTTGATATGACATCGTCTTGAGAACCGATTCGCACGATGTCTGGTCCGGGAACGTCAGTGTTATTCTTCCTGGGATGTCGTTTGGATTTTTTGAATGAATCGCTAGTAGTAACATTATCCACATCATCTCGCTCCTTAGTCCAAGTAACAATCTCCCAACGACCGTCCCAATGCTCAACTAAAGCTGTGCATGATTCAACCCAGTCGCCGTCATTCATATACATTACACCGTCTATCTCTTTTATTTCTGCGTGATGTATGTGTCCGCATATGACTCCATCAAAGCCACGTTTCTTACAGTAGCCTGCAAGATTCTTTTCAAACTGAAACATAAAATCTACTGCTCGTTTGACTTTGTATTTGAGATACTGACTTAAACTCCAATAACCAAATCCCATTTTGTGACGAACCCAGTTAAACTTACCGTTTAGGTATAAGACAAAGTCGTAGGCCTTGTCACCTAAAAAACCCAACCACGGTGCCAGGCGGGTAATGCCGTCAAACAGGTCGCCGTGTGTGACTAGATAGTGTTTGCCGTCAGCACCTATATGTTCTATTTGATTGTGTATCTCTACCAATCCAAAACTAAAACCATAAGGTATCATTGGTCTTAAAAACTCATCGTGATTGCCTGCAATATAAACAACTCTAGTACCACGTTTGGCGTGACCTAGCACACGACGAACTACATTGGTATGACTCTGCTTCCACCGCCATTTGTTTTGTTGTATGCGCCAAGCGTCTATTATGTCACCTACTAGATAGAGTGTATCGCAGGTGTTGTGTTTGAGGAAGTTGTTTAACTTATCCGCTTGACTGTCTTTGGTTCCAAGATGCACATCACTGACAAAGATTGAGCGGTATGTCTTCATACTATTATTTACGGAATATTCGATTACAGTATGATTACAGAGTCAAAAAGAAACCCGCCGAAGCGGGTCCTGTTATTTTCTGTTACGAGGTATAACTACCCTAAGCAGTGTTTAGGCTGCTAATGCGAACTGTGAGTCGTTTGCGGTTACTTTGTTTTGCTTCTGCGACCGGGAATCCCCAATCCTAACGGCTTCTACATTGCCGGACTGTCCATTTCAATACTTGTGACCCAATCGATATCTATGTCATCCCCACCTAAATATACATCATATACTTAGGTGGAGATGCCGGGAACTGCCCCCGGGTCTTGAATCCTTTTCTGTCTACTTCATACAGTCTTAACTTTTAACAGACTTCCCAGGGTGTGTTTGGCCTCTGCTAAGCCTGTAGGAATCTCACCTACTGCATATCTGCTACGCAAACTTGCCCCTGCGAAAGCAATTGTATTTAATTAATACGAGTATAGTTCAGTACATTGCCTGAACCATATTGGGATTCGGCAATCATTTTGGCCTGCAGATCATCGTTAGCGTTTACGCGAACATGTGCAGTTTGATATTGATTGAGACGGATCCAAACTTCGTATGTGTACATTTTAAACTTTCTTTGTCGATCGAATATTTTGAGCCTGCTTACCTTTGTCACCCTCAGCTAGATCAAATTCAACTTCTTGTCCAACTGCTAGTGTCCTGTACCCTTCCATTTGGATCTGACTAAAATGTGCAAACACATCATCAGTTGTGCCATCTGGAACGATAAATCCAAAACCTTTTGAATTATTAAACCATTTAACTTTTCCCTGCATACTGCTTCCTACTTGTTATTATTATACTAGATATTCACTGGTACGTCAAGTGATATTTTATACTACTTTTATACTACCGCCAGATCCGGAATATGTAACTTCTCTGTCGTATTCATTAGGGACTTCCCAATCTCGTCCTACATATACAATAGGCATGCCAGCTGATTTAAAACCTACTTCTGTCAGATTGTCACTTTGGTTTCCACCTGCAATAAGCACACTGCCGTTGGCTTTGTTATAACCCCTAAAAAATCCAATGTGCCCACCGCCGTTCCTGCTGAAGATTACAATATCATTGAGTCTCCATTTAGTTTTATCAGTTACTGGCACGGATGTACCGAAATTCTTATATGCTAGGCTACTTAAGGTCTTTAATGATTTTACACCAACATTCTTAAGAACGCTACCTGCAAATGCTGCACACCAAGGAGTCGAATCCGATGCCAGGTTAAATCCTACAGCTTTATATGCTGCTAAGATTCTGGCGGTAGATCCTGTTTCCTTCCACAAATTCTGTTTTGCTTCCGATAAACAGAGATCGATATTTCTTGCCAAATCAATGAACACTGTTCCGGTGGCAGTAGTAGCTGTCGAAGTCGCAGCAGTGTCAGATGCAATTTCTGCGTTAGTGCTTACCGTTTCAGCCGGCCCTTCTTGCGGAACTTCGCCGACTCCTGACAGGCCTACTTCTGCTTCTGCTTCGGAATTAGCAGCAGCGGCAGAAGTAGTAATTGCCTCTTCTTGTTCCGGACTTAGGGTTATTAGATTGAGCTCAGGAAGTGAAACTGATGCACTGGCACCAGGTGCTAACCAAAGTGCAACGGGCACACTATTAACAAAAACATTTCCGCTTCGATACACATCTGCTACGTGGACTACTCCATGTACGCCTGCGCCTGGAACATATGGCATATTGTTATCTCCTATTGCTTATTTAAGAGAGGGCAATACCTGTTGTGCCTTCGAGATACTGTTTGGCAGCTTCCCCTTTACTTTCTACAACAAAGAAAGTGTTACGCTTGGCAATAGTAACCTCACTGTCTTTGCCCAGGAACACCCAAGGAATCATTCCTAATCCTTGACCGTTCATAGTTAATGCCAATGGGCGATTAACAGTAATGGTGTCGTTATCTTCTTTTTCAAACTTTGCAATGATCTCATCACCATTGATTAATTTGATACTTACTACATCTCCTGCGGAGAAATTTTTACTTACATCAATTAACATTTTATTCCTTATCTTCTTCTTTAGGTATTTCGCATAGTGCTTCTAGAGTTTTATAATGCTGGTATGCTTTCCGGAGTGCCTCGAAGTGTTCTAACTTGGCAGGATCCGGAGTTAGGATAGCTAGACGCTTTTCAATGGTGGTCAGCATATCTCCAAGACTACGGCCCTTCCATTTGATATCCCCTTCGAATATTGCATCTGTACTAACATGCAGGCCCGTGCTCGAAATGTTTCCTACTGTGTTACTAGTTGAGAAAACATAAGGGTTAGTGCTCCATGTTCCGTTTGCGCCTGCGCTTACAAAATAGGACCCTGCAGAGCCTGTGGCACCAATGGAGTAGTTATTCATTGAGTTGCTAATATCAATTGATATAGTGTCATTGATCAGTGACTCATCGGATAAATCATCTACAAAGATGGTTAGATCGTCATCGGTGTTAGCCATTTAACTTAGCCTTTAGTTCAGTAAAGCCGCCGATCAGTTCTCCATCTAAAAAGATCTGAGGAACTGTACGAGCGGTAGGTACAGCTTCTAATAATTCTTCTTTGGTGTAACCGTCACCAATTTTCTTTTCTTCAAAGGCAATGCCTTTCTGTTTCAATAATGCCTTTGCTTGATCGCAGTAAGGGCAATGGTACTTAGACCATACAATCGCGTTCATTTTATTTCCTTTTATAGATCTGGTAATTCTTCGTACTCAACTGCATCGCTCATAACGCCGATGACGTAGTTTGTACTTTCATTTTCTTGTAGAGCAGTCTGCTTCTTGTTGATATTAACATGTTTGTTGAACCAAGGAATAGGACTAAATTTAGGATGCTCCCCTTGGTACTTAATACCAATTTCCTTTAAACGTGTAAATGCAGTATAATCGACAAAGTCGCTAAGGATGGCAGCATTAAGTCCGATAACTGGACCTAACTTAAACAAGTAGGTTGCCCATTCTTTCTCTTCACGGATAACATCCATGTACATTGCATACACTTCTTCAGCACATTCATCGACGATGGCTGCAAATCTAGGATCGTCTTTGACTACATTGTTGATTAGCCAAGCAGTCCATTCTGCGTGTAGTAACTCATCTTGTAAAATCAAACTGATGATGTTGCCATTGCCAATGTAGATCTTGTTCTCGACCATTGCCAACGATGTAGCAAAGGATACCATAAAGCGGAATGCTTCGAGGGCATAGCTGGCGTTCAAGGCTAACCAGATAGCCTTGATGTGTTCATGCTCGCTAATTTCCTCACCGACTTCCTTGCGGCAATTAATTCGATGTAGTGTTTCGTAGTACATACCGACACTACTGGCCATACTTACGATTGGCTCGATGTCATGAATCTTGTTAAATTCTTCTTTAGGTACGCCATAGACATTACGAATAATGTGACTGTAAGATTTTGAGTGAATATTTGTTTCAAAGAAACTCCAATTAGATACTAGTGCTTCTAGTTCCGGGATTGAGATAACAGGACTGAATACCTGATTAGGTGCTCGTCCTTGAATACTGTCCAAGGCTGTTTGACGCAGTAGGTTGCTGGTAAAGATATGTTTTACTGCATCGCTAGATTCTTTATGATCCATTTTGTCTTTGGTAAGACTGATTTCTTCTGGGACCCAAAAGAAGCCACGTGCTAGTTCTTCATACTTGGCAATCTTAGGATACTTAACTTCTTCAAATCGTTGCACAGTGACAGGACCAGCAGGATCTAAAAACATTTTTCGTTTTAGATAGTTTGTTTGCTTACTTAAATTATATTGTTCTTTACTCATTTGTGTGTTTCTTTCTATAGTCTTCTACTGCGGCTTTAATTGCATCTTCGGCTAGAATACTGCAATGTATCTTAACTGGGGGCAATGCTAGTTCTTCAGCAATTTGGCTATTACGAATGTGACTAGCATCATCCACATGCATTCCTTTAACCATCTCAGTGACAAGACTGGAGCTGGCGATTGCTGAACCACATCCATATGTCTTGAAACGAGCATCTCTAATAATACCATTTTCATCTACCTTTATCTGTAGTTTCATTACATCACCGCAGGCAGGGGCACCGACCATTCCAGTACCTACTCCTTCTTCGTCTTTAGCAAAGCTACCTACGTTACGAGGATTCTCATAGTGGTCAATAACTTTATCTGAATAGGCCATTATAGTTTACATGCCTCGCAGTCGGCATCGTCGTACAGAGTTACATTATCAACAGCATTAACATATGATGGAGGAGCAACTACTAATGTATTGGTAGTTGTTACACCTTCCTTAGCGCCGACTTTGTTAATTAAGCTATAGTATATAGTCTTGATACCCCATTTGTAAGCCAGCATTAAGTTTTTGGCAATTAAAGTTCCGGGGACCTTGCGATCCTTTTGTGGATCTAAACTGGTAAAGTGTGCAGGATTGTAGAATGTGTTAGTGCTCAAACTTTGATCAATGTAGGCTGCAAGTACTGCGGCAGTTTTCAAATAATCAACACAGTCCTTTTGATCCCACATCAACTGATAACGATTCTTTAGACGTTTGTATTCTGGTACTACCTGTACAAAAGACCCTGCCTTGGATTCCTTAACACTGATAAGTTCCATCGGCATTTCAATACCGTTGGTACTGTTAAGCACGACCGAACTAGATTCAACTGGAGCAACTGCCATTAAGGTAGCGTTACGAATACCATACTTTTTCATCATCGCACGTAGAGGTTCCCAATCCATGCTTGGTGTAAAGTCTGTTAGTTCATCTACTCCTTTATTTCTACGCTCCCAAGGAAACACTCCCTTACCATAATAAGTATGCTGACTACGTCCGCATGGCCCACGTTCTTGGGCAAGCTCGACACTTGTTTCAGTTAGGTAGTATGCTTGATGTTCCATCCAACGTTTGACTTCGGCAAGAGCATCCTTCTCGCCGTATTTAAAACTACGCTTGGCATGCCAGTAGGCCAAGTTAGTAATGCCAACACCTAACGGTTCAAATTCACTATTGGCCATCTTTGACTGTACGCTTAAGAAATCTTGATATGATAACAAGTTACTCAAGCTACGGACCAACACACGGCAGGCTTTACGCATCTCTTGCGGATTGCGGAACGCACCCCAGTTGATTGACCCAAGAGTGCAAAGAGCAATTCGTCCCTCTGCATCTTCAATTCTCTGGAAAGGACGGGTGGGTAAAAGTATCTCTTGGCATAGGTTTGATTGATATATTGGATCCAAGGTTGTATCAAACGGGCCCTGGTTGATAACGTTGTCGATGTTGACAAAATATATGCGCCCAGTGTCAGTGCGCTCTTTAAGTATTCCAGCTTTGAATATCGCATCCGCTGATACAACTTTCTTTTTCTTTGTCTTATCTTGCTCATACTGTAGATACAATTTTTCAAACAGGCCGCTATCACGATAGTAGGCTTCGTACAAGTCCGGAACTTCTGCAGGGTCAAACAAGCTCATCATTTCGCCATTCTTATAGCGGTTCCAGAACATCTTGCTGACTACTACTGAATAGTCCATTTGACGCACACGAGTTTCTTCAGTACCTTGGTTGTTCTTTAGAACAATAAGATCTTCGAACTGATAATGCCAGACGGGAAAAGTCACCGTACAACTTGCATTACGGATTCCACCTTGGCTGCAACTGCGAAGGTCTGCGAACCACTTTTTCAAGAAAGGGATCATTCCAGTATGCTTGATCTCACCGTTGCGAATTGGTGCACCTAACGGTCTGATTCTGCCTATTTCAAGGCCGATTCCGGCTCGTTTTGAAGCATATTTGGCCATCATTTCGCCTGCTGCGAAGATACTATCCAGTGTGTCATCACTGCTGATCAATACACATGAACTGAATTGTTTTGTTGTGGTTCCTAGGCCGGCGAGAACAGGTGTAGCTAATGTGAAGTGTCCGTCACTAGCTGACTCGTAGTATTCCTTAACCCACTTTAATCTTTTATCTTTAGGTTCGTTATGAAACGCTGTTGCTGCGGCAATTGCATAGCGAACCTGAGGTGTTTCGTAGATTTGACCAGTAGCACGGTTCTGTACCAGATACTTTTCTGCTAACTGTGCAATGGCTGCATAGGTATAGTTTTCATCCTTGGCATGATCGATGAATAGATCAATGATATCCCATTCTTCTTTAGAGTACCAGTCTAGCAGTTCGCTAGTGTACATGCCTAGATCTACATTCTTTTTAACAATATCATACAATGCTGGAGGATCATAATCACCATAGACCTCTTTGCGTAACATGCTAACTTTTTGACGACCTGCTACATACTGATAATTGACATTATTAATTTCTGGATTTTCAGATTCGTCAATTAAATCTACCATGGCCTTGAGCAAGAGCTCGTCTATGGTTTCGGTAGTCATACCGTCGTGGAGTTCAATTTGAGCTTTAATCTCAATCATCGAAGGACTTACTCCATCGATACCCCTGCAGCCGTAAGCTACTTGTCTCTGTATTTTTGCGATATCTAACGGAACGCGATGTCCATTACGCTTGACCACTGTGATCATTAAGTAACCTCTTTTTATTGTTCTAGGTTGATATTTACCTTGGGACGGTAACTTCTATTAAATTTTCAAGTCTAAATGAGTCGGTCAATTCTTGTCCAGAGATTGGTCCATTATCATCATAGTTTATAATCCATTTATCATCAACATATACTAGATTATACTGCCTCGTACGATTAGAATCAACTAGTGTTCGCAATTCAATTTTGCTATCCTTAAATTTTTTTGTCAATTTAAGCGTCCAGCCGATCATTAGTGCTTTGGTAAAATCATCATAGATGTTATCTGCAATAATTTCCCAGGGGCTGGGCCAGCTTTGTTGATAATGAGGATCAATGTTCCTATTGTGTGGGGTGAAGGGAGCCCGGTGCCAAAAATCCCAAACGGTCTGTAAGGGGTCTGCTGACTCGTCTAACTCTCTTCTATGATTTGCCCACTCTGTTAATCTACTATCTACAGGTTGGTTAAACATATTGTCCTTATAACATTAATTTTGTCTGAAGTTCTACTTGTACTGCACTGGCCAATGTTGGATTTACGCCAATAAGTTCGTAGTATCTATATGCAGGTTCTACAGTTATTCCCCAATATAATCCACCATCTGATCCGGATGCATTATATTCGTCAAATAGTTGTACGTCAGAAGGAGTTGAACCTTTTCTAATATACACATGTAAATTTCCTGTTCTAGCTATAGTGCTATCATATGAATTACAATTATACTTTAAATTTAGATATTGTGCATTCCCTGTTATAGGTAAGCGCATGATCGTAGTTGAAGTATTTGCTGCCATCGTAGCAGTTGATACAGAGCTAAGATCAAGTGTTGCAGGTCCTTCAACTAATGGAAAATATGTATAGTTTGTTCCGAAGTTTTGGTCTTGCCATTGCTGTCTATAGAAGTAGTCGTTAATACTGGCATTTCCCTGAGTGGAAAATTTGATAACACTAGTTCCTACATTGGCAGTTTCGTTCAAACCATAATTGCCTACTCTAACGTAGGAGTTATTCATACTAATATGATTAGTAGGTTCTTTATTTGTGTTTGGTCCAACAAAGAATCCTTGATTCTGAATCTCTTCAAATTTATTATTAACTAGCCTTGCGTACTTCGGCCCCGATGTTGCTAATAGATTAGTCGCTGTACTAAATGCTACACCGTAGGCAGAATATTTAAAGCTATTATTCTGAATAACAATGTTGTTTGTATCATAGTTTGATCTAACGTCATAGTACAAACCTGTGAATTGACAATTGTCAATTAAAATGTTTTCGGAAGTAACATTACTATACCCGCGGATATCGATACCTGTATATCCAGGATCTCCGAGATCTAGTGGAGTTTGATGACCTTCAAATTTTACTTTTCTAATTGTAGCGTGATCTACACAGTCTAAACTTAAAAGGCTTAGGTGTCCAGTTGTAGGAATGTCAGCATTATACCTAATGGTCATGCCTTCTATCTGAATATTAGCAGGCTGTCCGCTTCCTGAAATAGTTGTAATCGAACTACCAGTATTGGCATCAAATCTTCCAGTTGCAGCATCGAGCCTTCTTGCATCGTAATCAACGGTTTGAAATACTCCAGATCCTGTACTGATACATTCAATAATAGTTTTATCAATACCTTCACCGATGATGACAGTGTTTCTAGGAATATAGACTTTTCCGCCTACTCTATAGACACCGGCAGGAACTAGCAGTTTCTTATTATATCTGTTAGAGCCGTAATCATCGAATGTTTCTCCGGTGATTAAATTCTTATCTAAAAACAAATGATCAACTGCTAACTGTAGAGTCTCAGTAATATCAATTGCTTCTGTAGCAGTGGTAGTAATTATTCCAAAGTCTGCAACACTGACAATATCATCTAGTTTGTTCTGGGCACTTCTAACTACTTTGGCACTGATAGTAGAAGTAGAAGTGATCTTGTTAGCATTATCAATTTCCCATGTGTAGGAGGCTTGCAGTGCTGCATTGGAAACAAAACTATTGAACAGTCTTACATCGTTTTCAGTCAGTACTCGGATGTTAGCATCTCGGGCACCACCGTCTTCTCTTTTAAGACCAATATATAAGTTTTCAGTATCCTCAGCCCAAGCAAATTCTCCTCCAGCAAGCTGCGGAATGCCTATTTGATTCTCTTGTCCTCTGCGAACCTGTATTTTTGCAATCTCAATTACGGCCATAAAAATATCCCTGTTATAGGATATTTATCAGAGAGCAGTGTTTATAATTTGTAGTACTCTTCGACTTTGCTCAACCACATGTCTTCGTACTTGTTAAAATTATCTTTGTTTAGATCAAATTGCTGATATTGGAAGTCTCTGCTACACATAAAAATAACACCTCTACGAATATCAGTCTTATAGACTTCATTATGTGCTAAGATATAGGCAACTAGCTGTACATAGTAGTCTTCAACCCATTCTGCCTTCTTTGGTTTGTTAGTTTGTTTGTGGTCGCAAACTGCTGGTTCGCCTTCAAATACTCCTACTAGGTCAGTGGTACCGCTGTATAGTCCAGGAAAGTACAATGACTGTTCCATAGCCCATACTTCGTTCATTTTGCTTAGACCGTTTTCAATAATAACATCTGCCATTGCGTTAGCCTGTACATGCACAGGGTTATTGCCCGGCTGTCGCTGTTCGCCGATTAAGAAGCGTTCTAAGTTGGCGTGCATAGCTGTACCTACTCCTGCGGCTTCCTTAGTGATCTGTGCAGCATTAGCTTCACCTACTCGCTTACGCCATTCGATCAAGTGTGTTTGATCTTTAGTAGCGCCAAGGATAGTAGTAACGCTAGGTAGTTTTTCACCGTCAGGTGTTTGATAAACTCGTTTCCGTGTTACCGGATCATTTATCTGCTGACAATTTTTGTATTGGAATCGTTCGATGAACGGAGGAGGAGTATAAACTTGCATTACTATAATTATAGCAGTGCAAGTTTATGAAGTCAAATATCTGGCGATAATTTCTTAGCATTTCTAGATGCCATTGCATCTAATGCTGGAGAGCCTGCGGGCTCTTGTGGTTGATTTGGATTTGCTTCCCCTGTGTTAAGGATAACATTTCCTTGATCATCGATATCTTGGATAACATCGCCTGCTGGATCAACAGCGTTTTTGAGTGCAATCAATCCGTCTGGAGTGTTAATGCCTAGATTATAGGGTTGTAACAATTTCATTACAACAGGGAAAGGCAAGGTAGAGGATTGTTGTTCTCTATTAGCTTGCCCTTGTAAGACTGCTAGAACATCTCTAGCAGATCCTAAATCTACTTCAAATAATCTCATTTAGCTAATTTGCTTAGAATAGAATGGCTCTCAGCTAGCTTACGAGCAAATCGGCTTTCGCGCATTTCACGACCCGGAACGCCTGCACCTGCTGCGGCATCACTTGCGCCAAACTCGTCGCCTGCTGCTGGCATTGGATTCATATCATCCGGTGCTGCAACATCCATGCTTGGTTCCATACCTGCGTCCATACCTGGTTCCATTCCCATGCCTACGTCTGGAGTAGCTTCGCCTGCTAGAACTGCAACTGCTCCGCTAACTGCTTCGCGCTGTTGAGTTAGTGTTTCTAGTGTAGCGCTCAATGCTGGACCAACTGCCTGTTTAAATGCTTCTGCTTCTGCTGCTCCAAAGTCCGCTTTGATAGCATCTGCAAGTTCAATCATTGTCTTAGTCTGATATTGACCAACACGTTGCATCCAGCTAGTGAAATCATTGACCATATCTCCTGCGCTGGTAATAGCTTTAGCCTTGCCTTCTTCATCTTCGTTAATAAGATAATTTAGACTTTCATTAACAATAGCAACATGACGCTTATAGATAGAATTAGCTTCTTCTAGCTTGTTAGTTTTTTTAGCAACAGATTCTTTTTTGGCTTTAGCTTTAGCTTTCTTAGTATCTGCATCGTCGCCACCGTCAGTGAATGTGCTAGCTTTACGTGTATATTGAGTACCTGTACCAGTATCTTTCTTGTCGAACTTGCCAGTAGTCTTTTCTTTTTCAGCACGAGCCTTAGCATCTGCTACAGTTGGAAAGCCTTCTTTAACTTTCTTTTCTTTAGCAGCTTTCTTCATTGGCTCTTTCTTGTTACCATCTTTGTCCATGTCTAAGAAGTCAGGCTTTGCTGATTCTTCAAATGGCTTGCCAGATTTAGCAGCAGCTTTAGCACGGCTACCCCAGACTTCGTCTTTAGGGCTTTCTTTCTTACCGTCGCCGTCATAATCCTTAGCGGCTGTTCCCTGTGCGTGAATCTTGTGCTTAGGAGCGCGAACTCCTTTTTTAGCTTCGCTTAATTCTGTCATTTTGTCGCGTAATTTTTTGATGTCTTCGCCTAGCATTTCTTTGATCCTTGTATTAAGCAATGCTAACATTGCTTTGTCTTTTTGATATGTCTCGTTGGTCAGTAGGTCATTAATACCTGCTCTACCTTCTTGCTGGAACACACGAGTGCGAAGTTTATTTCGCATGTCTTCTAACTGCTCTCTAGAATACTTATTAAAGTTGACGTTGACGCCAAACATTTTGTTCATGTTTTCATTAAGCTGTGAACTTGTTGTTTTATTCCTGAAATCACTAGTTTTCATATTTGTTCCAAAAGATTGATTAAATTTATTTATCTAAACCGCATCAGTTTCTCAAAACCATTGAGGATTACTTTTTTGTGCTCTTCTTTCTTATGTTTGGCTATTTTAAATTTAGTAAACATAATATCTGCTCTGTCTAGGTTATTCGACTGAATATTTTTTTCAGCTATCTGTTTGTGCAGTTCTTCTTCAAACAGTGCATGTCCGTAACTCCGGTCTGCTGATAACAATACATCGTCAATGCACTTTCCTAAGGCAAGTCGATTGGCTAATAATGCAGCAGTTTGAGGAAGATTAATATGATCGATTACTATGTCATTACTGTAATCTAAAACTCGATAAAATCCAGTTTGAGATTTTTTAATTTTAAAATATCCTACTCGAATAGTACCGTCTTCTGTTTTAGAAGGTACAATAATTCCTTGGCTCTTTAAACGGTCTTTGACATTTTGGCCAAGTTGTTTAACTCGTTGATAGATATCGTTAGGAGCTTGTTTCATTTATGTTCTTTATCAGTGTTCGACTGTCTTTACTTATCGAGTAAATGCCTTTCCTGACAAGGTTCTGAGCAAGCCATTGATCATGCTCACTCAATGCATTAATATTGACATGAGTGCTGTGGCTTTCTACAAATTGCTGTTCTTGATTTGTAAGAACAATACCAATGCCCGATATTAATTGTTCAATTTTCATATGGCTCCTGGAACTGCCGGTTGCTGCCCCGGTGTAGATAACTTAGCCGCTGCTGGATTTTTACTTCCTATTGTTTTCATCAATCCTGCAATCTGTGTTGTTAGGCCAGGTTTTGCCACTACTGCTTTAGTGAATGCACCTAAAGTCTTTTCTTGATCTGGATTTAAGGGTTGCTTTTGTTGTACAGCAGTATATGCATTAAGAAAGTCATCTACACTGTTAACATTGATTTGATTTTGTTTCAACAAATTTCCTAACTGGGCTGAATTAGGATCTTCCGGTGATTTCTCTGAAGCACCAGGTGCCGGTGTCTGGGGGACAGGTTGGACTGGTTGATTTGTGGGCATGGAAGAAGACCCCACTGATCCTATTGATTGTTGTTCACTAATCAACTCTGCTATTCTCATATTATTTTCCTAAAATTTTTGAAACAATATCAAAATAACCTGCGACCCAACTTAATGCAGCAACTGCACCAAATATAATATAGGTCCATTTGGTCTTGAAGCCTTCGATATCTTTAATTTTATCTGCAAGCTGTGCATGTTGATCGCATGATGCACTATACATAGTATGCAACTGATCTTTGATATCGAGGTGACTAGATTTAACGTCAGCTCTGATATCGTCTATTTTTTCGTTGATCCCGTCTACTTTAGTTTCTAGAATACCAACTCTTTCTTGTACTGTTGCCACCGGTCTTGACCTCCATAGTTAATTGACCTAAATTAATTTATATTGCTGCCGGAAGTGCCTTGATGATTGTATTTTTAGTTGACGGATTGTGCAATTCAAAAATTGCTTGTTCTATATTTATAGTTTCTGATAACTTTTGGATAATTGGAACACCGTTGACATCTTCAATAAGAGACCCTAATTCGTTATCACCCGAAACATATACTCCGCTGCGGTCAGGACTAAACCTAAAGGTCCATACAGCATGTTTGCCCTTGTACTTTGTACCAAAGCCCATGTCTTTAATGTCGCTAACTTCTAGTATTGGACCTGTATCATAACTGATAATAGATCTAATTTCAACACACTGCTTTAGTGTAACAAAATTCCTATATTGATCGTGCTCAAGTTGGGTTCCTTGATTTAGTCTAACAACTTTAGTGTCAGTAATATCTATTAATGTTTTGATTTCGATGATTTGCATAATGTACCTATATAATATATTTATGCCACAAAAAAAGGCCTTCCTAAGAAAGCCTTTTCACTTAATTTAAAAATTAAATGTTTGTTGCAACACCAGCTACAACTGTTGTAGCAGTGTTAGCAACGGTTTGTAGCGAACCAGTAGCTAGACCGGAAGCCTGTACTAGGTCTTCTAGGTGAGCAGCGAAAGTTTCGCTGTTTGTACCGTCCCAGAAATCTGTACCAAAGTTACCACCGATAGCAGCGATACCGATAGAAATTTCAGTATTGCTGTTTTGTGGCTCACCGACGATTTCGATAGAGCAAACTTGTGCAATTGCGTCTAATGCAGCAACAACTGGTGAGCGAACACCGGCTGCTGTAGCACCTAGTTTTTCATGAATAGCACTTTGGAAAGTGAGTGTGAAAAACTGTAGTGTTGGGCCGTTCTTGAAAAGTGGTAGTACAACCTTTTCGTTCTTTTTTACTTGAGTAACCATTTTAAATCTCCTTGATCTTTTTTGAACTCCCCTATGGAGCTCGTTATGTTTTTATTTAGCCTCTTTGAAAAAAAATTACTCAAATAGCCAATTAATCGTCATCTTTGACATTACCTTCAATCAATTTTAGCCCCTTAGCCGTCTCTTTACTATCACGCAACTTGCGTATTCCTCTAGTAAACTTAGCAGGATCACCTGCTTTGATACTGTTTAGGAATCTTCTTTCGAGTTCGTATGCTTGCTCGGGTGGAAAGTTTTCTTTAATCGTGGTAAGAAGATTAATAGCACTGTTGATAACATGTGCTGCCCTGCTTTCAACAATGGCTTCACTGTCTTTTTTCAGTGTTACTGAATTAAGTTCTTCTAACAGGCTGCGTGTTGCTCGTTTCAAGATAGTATCCTTTGTTTTATTTAGTTATAGTGTAGCATATTATTTGGTAAAATAAAAGTTAGTGTTTGCTCACTAGAGAAAAGTCTTTTGCGGCGGTGCAACATATGTTATACTAAATACAGTATCAGTAGAAACCATGAGATGATACTGATTACAACACACAGGAAAACAAAATGAAATACATATCAGAAAAAATGATCTCTATCATGGAACGATTAGCTGAAATGTTCCCAGGTAGCAGTTATCAAAGCCGCTTAGATGCGTATCTAAGCACCAAAGGCATTACCGATGCCGCTCAGTTGGAAAACTACATCCGACAATTTAATTCTCAAAAGGAAAGCTATCTATGAAAAAATTACTAAACATTCTATACGAAATTGGCCTAAGCATTGGTCAAGCTCGCGCCGCCGCCGCTATGGTTCGTGTAGGCATGCACAAAGAAGCACAGACATTACTGGCTGGCAAGTAATATTGTATTTTGTCAGATCGCTTTACAAAGCGTGACAAGGTCTATATAATAAATACTTAGGCAGTAATGATACTGCTTATACAAACATACACACAAGGAGAAAAATATGTTTTCAGCATTTGCACCATACTTCACGCTCGAAGCACAAATCGATGCGTTTCAAACTACCAAGCGTGGTTTAACAGATAAGATCATTACTGATCCTACACTGAACAAGGCAGCACATCAATATATCGATGCTCAGACTACATTTGCCAAGATGTTGTCAAAGAACTTTGCTGATCTTGCCAAGTATTCCGTGGATTCTTTTGCCAACAAGGCATTTCCACAGACTAAAGAAAAAGCCACTACTAAGGCTTAATACACACACAAGGAAAATACAATGTCAAATTTTGAAACACCAAAGCTACCAGAAGTAAAATTTAATAAGAACGGATACGAAATCCGCACAGACATCCTGGCCATGGCCAAAGACATGGTACAACAAGACTTTCAAGTCAAGTTTGCCGGTTGGGAAATGACTGCTGAGCGCGACGAAAAGACTGGCCAAATCGTTAGCAAGGTCAATATGCCAGAGTTTCCAGGACTTGAAAAAGTTCTAGAAACAGCTGAAAAGATGTACGGTTTTGTTAATGCTGGTGCTACTAGAAAATAATTTATTATAATAATATAGGGCATAGCCCACAATAATATATAGAAAATAAAAAAGGACCTTTGGGTCCTTTTTTTATAGTGGCTTACTTTTTAAGTATTCTGGATAGCGTTTGTTGAAGTTACGCATAATAACTCCTGCTATTTCATGTGCTTGATTCTCATGTGGGCTACCTGTTTCGCCACTGTTGTCCGTTAGCTCGCCCTGCTGATCTTGTTTGAAATGTACTAGTTCGTGTGCCACTGTTCTCAGTATATCTACAGGGTGACGATTCTTTAATGCAACTAACAGGGTATTCTCACCTGGCACATAGGCTCCAAAGCTAGGCTGTTCGCCTGTATTTAGATCTGGTGCAAACTGCATCTTGGGCAGTTGATCTATTTCAAGGATCTCCATAGCTAATGGTAGGAACTTTCGAAACATTTCCACAACATTGGCATTTTCTTCTGCGCCCTCAACGATAAACTGACGTGCTCTCATATCAGTATTTAGCGTCGAACAAAGTGATAATCTCCGTCGGGTCCATTGTTGCTAAAGATGCCCAAACAGTCAAAACCCTGTGTGTCCATGTAGGCGATTACAGCATCTTTTAAAGGAGCACCTTTATTGTATTCCACTACCTGTAGTTCTAGAATAACATGCTTCACTGTGGACAGTGTTTCTACAGCACCCCTTAGTACATCTAACTCTGCACCTTGCACATCCATTTTAATCATGTCCGGAGCAGGAAAGTTTTTAAGTCGGCGCACAGCATCTAGAGTTACTGTCTTTAGCCTACGACGATGTGATTCGTTAAAGTAGTTGACTGTTTCTGGATTAACTTCTTCGTTTTCTTTGTAATAGCTGTTGCCGCCTGGATGAACATCATTTTGGTAGAAGTCAACTTCTTTACCGCTCTCGTCACTCAGCACACCCATGTGATATTTTAGCCCACGTTCTTTAAATAAGAACTCACTACTGTCCATAGCTTCAAAAACAACATATTCTGCTCGATCCCAAATACGTTGTGCTTCGTTGGTCCAATGTAGCACACATGCACCGATATCGTATATAACCTTTGGTTCAAACCCTTGATTTTTTAGTTTAGCAAGATAATCTACATGATCACGTGGAATTAATCGCTGACTTCCTAGTTCTCTTAGTCTATCCTGAATGCTAAAAGGCTTTGCATCGGGCAGTGCAGGAATAGCCGTATCTACATTAAATGTAAAACTGCCAGTGTGGCTGCACAATACGCTAGGATCTGCCCAAATTTTAAAACCTCTATCTAATGCCTTGCGACAGAAATCTACATCTTCTGAAACAGTGTGTCTATGATCAACCGCACTATAATACTTAAACTGTGGATAGCCTATTTCACGCATTACTTCTGCTTTGACTAAGGCACAACCAAAACCACACCCGGCAATTTCTACTAGGCTCCTGCCCTTTAATTTTTCGTAAGGCATATTGGTAACACCACCTTGAGCAGTGTGCTCATAGATTTCAAGAATGTGCAAGCCCGGCTTGCGCTGTATGTATAATCCGCTAACAACATCCTTGTCGTGCGCCAACAGCTTTAACAGTGTGTTAGGAGGAAAGCTGATATCGCTATCAACGCTGAACAAATAATCATATCCCTTAACTACCCAGTCGGCGATTAAGTTTCGTACTTGATCAATATTGTATCCGTAGAAGTATTGGAACGTTGCTTCGTAGCCCTCGGGGATGATCAAGTCATAGATACTTTTAAAAGTTTCCGGCTCAATATTACGAGCTGTCGGAATTGCTATGAGAATCTTTTTTTTAGATGGATTCATTTTTTTAATAATAGATTTAGCTGCTACGTTCTGTTCAATAGCATTTACTTTGTAATCGTTGAGTGGATTAACATCATTGTAATTATATACAATATCCTGCAGGCATTTAACTCGGGCAGGATTGGCTGATTCAATAAGGGCATAGAAAATACTACCGTCACCTCCAGCTTTATACCATGCACCTGTTTCGTCCTGGAATAGGCTGTCGTCTAACTCGTCAATTAAATGTTTCTTAAAGGTACGTAGATGCGTGTATGGTAAGATCCAGTTGAAATGATGATTCCTATATTCTTTGCTGTTCTTTACGTGCTCAGGATAAGGCTGGCTAATCAATGGAATATTATCAACCATTGACCAGCAACTGCCATAACTGAATTCTGTTGTGCCATCATAGACATTGTTATAGTAGCTAAACACAGTATTGTCATTTACTAGACTGTCGTCGCCATCTAGAATCATAACAATAGCGTCGGGATCTTGTATAGATCTAAATGCATCTATTTGATTCTTTACAGCACCTACATTATTTTGATTTTCGATAACTTCGAACTTATTTCGAATGTCAGCCGGATAGTGTGACAATGCAACATACAATGCTTCTAGTGTATTGTCAGTGCTGGCATCATCGACTAAGATACAGCGATAGTTATCGTAGTCCTGTGCAGCAATGCTATCAATACATCTTGTAATATAGTTTGCACAGTTATAGAATGTACTGACAACAACAATAGGCTGTTCTGTCCCGGGCTTGTAATCTTCTAGCTCAACAGTATTGTGAAACTTGCGATTGTAAATTTTGTGCAGTCTATGATTGATCTTACTAACCGCACGATAGTCGTCTCTACGTAGATAGCACCCTGTACGCTTGTAGAAGTGTTGCTTCCATTGCAGTGCTACACTATCCCATCCTGCAATATCTTTGACAATGTTACAATAGTATTGTTTCTGTTGATGCAGGTAAGGATTTCGATAGGCCTCTACGGCAGTCTTGACAAATTGTTCAATTTGATGCGGAACATTTATGTTAGGGAACAAACCGTTAGGTTCGATAGCATAGTCGATTAGGTAACAGGCACCCGCTACTGCTATTTCTTCAAGTGCGCCAAATCTGCAGGTTACAATGGGAGTGTTGTAACAGAGACTTTCCATTGATGAAATACCATAGGTCTCTGGGAATGCTGCTGGATACAGCATAAAGTTTGCCTGAGTTAGTATATCAGCGATTTCCTTCTGACTAATAACTCCGGTAAATTCTATACCCTGTGCTGCCAGCTGAGGATCGGCGGCCATGGCACGCCAATCTTTTTCTTGTTGGTCAGGTTCCGACCCTGTACTGAACCTATAGTAGCCGCCAATGACTTTTAATCGAGCTTCAGGTATGTGACGTTTAATATGCGGCCAGATCAGTTTAACTAAAGGGATCATTCCCTTAGTAACTGACGCATTGTAGACAAACAGATTCTTGTCTTTGGCGGCAATATCAACTTCTCGATTGTAGATGCGTACACCGTTACGAGTAATAAACATCTTACGCTTGAGTACTTCAAAGTTTCTGCGCTTCCCGTGATCGCAGTTAGCAACATAGGTCAAGTGAAAATCACTTAGTGTAAAAATGTCTGTAATTCTATCGGCAATTGCAAGTTCTTCAATTAGGTTATCACCTAGACAAAATGTGTCATGCATCCACAATACACGCATACGTGCTCTACTGATAATCCTATCATAAAGATTCATAGGAGCGAACGGTGTGCTCCTATAGTCATTTAATTTTGGATAGTCTGCAGGGTCAGTAAATGGGATGATTGTGCGTGAGCTGATAACAATATCAAACTCGTGATCCTGTGCTAGATCTGTAAGTGGGCGATATGTTACTTGATCGTATGTGCCCGGCAGTGCATGGTCAATATTACAGTTATTGAAAACTGTAACATCAAACCCAATTTGAGCAAGTTCTCTGCTCATTAGGATAACAGCACTTTCGCTGCCACCCAAGCCCTGTTTGAAAACGGTTGTACCGTCATATGGAATACCAATAATGTCTATAATAGCTAGTTTCATGCTATTAATTATACACTCTTTGTCTGTGAATTAGTTAGTTCTGAAATAATATAGTACCCGAACCGGTAAAAGTATAAACAAAATTACTATTGACTGTAGACAATGATACCGTTCCAGTTACTACAGCTGGGTTGAATGTTATTGGATACCTTATAATAATTATACCAGATCCACCAGCTAGATTGTTGCCTCCTCCTCCCTGGCCGCCAGCGCCTCCTCCTGTGTTTGGATCTCCGGCTGTGGGAATGCCACCGGGGGCACTGCCCTCGCTGCCCCAACCGCCGCCACCTAATGCTTTTGTAGTCTCGCCGCCACCTTGACCATTCGCCCTACCATACCCCCCACCGCCACCATAATAAAGGGCAGTACCTGAAATATCAAATTCTATGCCATTCCATCCATCAGTTCCAGCGCCGCCGCCTCGGGCAGCTGAAAGGAAGTTACCACCGGTAAATCCAGATCCTCCAAATCCTCCCCATATACTACTTGGTTGTAACGCGGAACCGCCTACTCCGCCTGTACCGCCACCGCCACCGCCTGATCCTCCGTTAGAACCAGCTCCGCCGGCGGCAGCGCCACCGCGTCCGCCACCCAATGCTTGAACAAGAACATCAGAATTTGAAGTCCTAACTAAACTACTATCACTGCCATTTGCACCTGCAGTTCCTGCACCTACAATCACAGTATAAAGGTCAACGTCAAAGCCCGATACAACATTTAAATTACCATAATATACACCACCTGCGCCACCACCACCGGTAACTCCTGTGACACTGCCGCCACCTGCTGCAACTACAAGGCATTCGATTATAAATGGAGTTTTTGGCCAATTACTATCTTGTCTAGCTTGCAAAACTTCCCAAGGTTTCCATACACCCTGTGCTTCAGAAAGGCTAGGTACATATTCTGTTGTTTCTATAATATTTCTTGGGTTATTAGACATGATTAAAACGTAATAGTTCCAGATTGAGTAAATGTGTAAACAGTAAATTCACCTGATGTAGTAATAGTTGGACTACCTGTTACACTTAATGTTGCTACTCCTGTCAAATATCTAAAAATAACAATGCCCGATCCTCCTTGACCAGAAGTTCCTAATTCAGTTTCGGTATTCCAGCTTCCACCACCACCGCCACCGGTGTTAACGCTGCCGTTAGTCGGTGCCTGAACGACACCAAGATCATCTCCTCCATCGCCGCCACCACCAAGTCCGCCGGCGCCACCGATGTCACGGGCAGCTCCGCCACCACCACCAGCATAAAATACTGCGCTACCAGTTATATCAATAGCTAATCCAATACCGCCAACTCCTCCAGTGTCGGCTGAGCCGTCTCCTTCGCCGCCACTACCGCCAGCGCCACCACCACCACCACCGGCACTGTCGTCATTTACAGTTCCGCCACCATCAAACCCTTGACCAAGGGTTCCTAAACCTCCAACAGCATTGACAAATGCGTTTGCACCACCGCCGCCACCTGAACCTCCATTACTACCAGTCCTAACACTTTGACCTGCGCCGCCGGCACCACCGCCTATGGCAGTAACTCCATTAAATGAACTGTTTGCTCCATTTGTGCCGTTAGCGCCATTATCGACACCACCGTTGCCTCCAGCACCTACAATAATAGAGTATGTACCAGGCACTAAAATTTTGTCAGAATAGAGTAAGCCGCCAGCTCCTCCACCTGCACTGTCGGACCCTCCGCCACCACCGGCTACTACTAACTGCTGTAATACAATATAATTCCCGCCGACTAAATCAATAGTGTTTGTGGCAGGAAAGGCCCGGCCTAGGCCCCAAATTATACGAACTGCACCTCCACCACCTGCACCACTGTTACTCGAGCTTCCGCCACCACCACCACCATAAAATCCACCTCCGCCGCCATTGCCAGATCTTGGATTGGCGCCGTTGGTTCCCCCCGAGCCGCCCCTGCCGAAGCCATTCGTTGTGGAATCATCAACCCCGGCTGCTCCGCTTGCGCCTTGACCATAGATACCAACGCCTCCTCCGCCACCGCCGTTGCTGCCACTGTCACCGCCTCCTCCTCCGCCACCGCCGCTGCCCGCACTTCTCCAATTGCCGCCATTGCCCGAATATCCGCCCGCGCCGCCTCCCCCACCACCCATTTGGCCTCCACCTCGGCCGCCGTCGCCGCCGCCCTCTCCTACAAAAGTTCCGCCAAGTGCTTGAGGACCGTTAGGACCAGCACCGACAGCACCTGCGCCGCCGTTTGCTCTAACCACAGTAGAGTCTATAAAAAGACTATGTTCTCCAGCAATACCGTTTACAAAGTTACCGCTTCGGCCAGCAGCCCCTGCTCCGACTACAACTGTGTAACTTTGTCCAGGCACTACCGTAATGTTATTTCGCCATGCAAGGGCTCCAGCACCGCCACCGCGACCTGAAGAAACACCTGCGTCACCAGTTGAGCCACTACCGCCCCCACCTACGCACACTGCACATACTGAAAAAACTTTATTAGGCGCTGTCCATGTATAAGTCCCTGGTGTGGTAAATTCTACTTGTCCTACTTGGAGAGGATATCTCCAATATTCGGATCCAGAGTTTGTCTGCAGTCTAAGTTCATTGGGAGAGAATATACCAGATTGATTATTAGAATTATTAAAATTAAGCAGGGGATTAGCCGCACTTACCATTCTATACTTAAACTTTGACATGATGTCCCAGTTCTTTAATTAACTAATAATTTCAAATACTGCAATATAGTCTAATGAATCAGCAACCTGAGATGTAACAGCTATACTCTTATCTTCTGTTAGATACAAGAAGTTGCCCTTGTCAATTAACTGTAAACTAGCGTTTGCCGGAACGTAAATATCATAAGCTAGATAATAATTAGTGCCAAGCCCACTTGCACTAGTATTTAATGCTACCCTAGTAGCCGCAACAGTATTAGTTACATTGGTAATAACAAGTGAGTTAACCTTAACTACCGAATTGCTGCTGGCTGCATTTATTACTAATATGTTTGAAGAAATATTACTGGGCGATAATGCAGCATAACCTGCAACGATCGATGAAACATTTACAATATTTGGTGCTGCCATTTTATCCTCCGAATACCAATGCCATTGCTATGGCTTTTCCCGTAGTAACGCCACCTGCGCTACCTGTATAACCTATATTACCCTGATAACCTTGGCTACCGGTGTATCCGCCGGCTGGACCACGACTACCTGTATAGCCTCTGCTGCCTGTATAACCGTCAGGGTCACCTTTGCTGCCTGTATAACCTTGACTGCCTGTATAGCCATCAGCAGGACCGGCACTACCAGTAAATCCTGTTAGATTAGAGCCCAGTATTGTTTTTACGCTAATGACCATTGATTAAATTAACTCCAGAATTGGTATATGATAGGTGTAGTGGTGTTAGAATAAACATCGCCAAACAATTCAACTTCTATTTGTTTATTAGGTTGAATAAACCCTTTCTCTAGGTATTTATCGTCATGTCTAGTGCCGATATTTACTAACGACATCGGAGAACTGTTACGCATAAACACAGTCTTGCTATTTGTTACTAAATTGATAAAATTGTAGGAAGCAGAATTTTCACCTAGAACAAATCGTGTAGATACAATGCTGCCACTCAAAGATTGTGTGGTCGTTTGTGTTCCTATGGATACGATTGCCATTATGCTTTGATCAACAATCTACCAGTTTGGCCGCCATTGACCGCAGTGGTATTATAGATGCCTGTAATGCAATTGATTCTGTTATCACTGGCTACTACAGTAGAGAATGTAGTAACTAGTCTGCTACCATTAGTGGTCATACCAGCTGCATATCCTAGTGGGTTAGTTGTAGTTCCAATGCTGGCCAGTGTTGCAATAGTAGAAATATTACCGCTGGTCACTTGTTGAGGATAGTTAAATTGCACACGAGCAGCATAGCCCACTGTTGCAGATATCTGTCCTACTTTTCTTGGACTGATGATAAACGATCCACGTACTGCAACAATGTTTAAGTCACCCCGGTAATCTAAAGAGGCCGATTGATTTAAGTGAGAATGGCAGGCCGCCCCGGTTGCTGCTGTTGCAAATGTTGCTACGTTGGATGTTACTGTTAAATCGGTGTTTAGTTCATAAAGGTTTCCAGTGGCTGCAAATCCCACGGCTAGATAAATCCTTCCACTTGCATAATCAATGTAGAATGAAGTAGGACTATCTGGAGTAACAGTGCTTGCACCGGTTACTCTTGGATTAACAACACCTGCTGTTTGTACACCGTCGTCTGCTGTAAATCTAGCAATACGCATTGTTTGAGAAGACAGCGTCCCACCTTGAGTTGCGACATATACGTTTCCTAGATAATCCGGAACAGGTTTTCCAAATCCACTAGCTACTGTTATAGGTGTTCCTAATGTATAAACACCGGCATTGGTTGTAAAAGTCGATCTATTGACCATTGCTACTGTTGGTGTGGTGCTGGCAGTTCTCCTAACACAATAGACATACTTATTATCAATTCCTAAATAAGAAACGTCGGCGATAGTGGACGACATATTAAGTACAGTGGAATTAAATGTTTCAGTGTCGATCTTAACTATGCCTGTATTGGTAGAACCGTAAATTGTACGTTGTCCGTCAAACACAATATCCTGTACGCCGCCGGAGATACTGTATCGTAGAGTAGTTAATCCACCCTGGCCAGTACTCGTATCGTAAGTTCTAATACCGTCACTTGCTGCTAACCAGACGATACTACCGATGATAATAGGTGTAGAAAGAACTGCGGCCTGTGCTTGTCCAAATGTGTTTGTGCTCTTACCGGCTGCATAAGCTGCATCAACTTCACAGCCGCCATTCATTGGCATCAGTAAAAATTCTGTGCTTGTACCACTGGCGCTAGGCCATCCACCGGTGCTATCAGCAGTTACTAATGTGCTGTCCAAGAAACTACCAATAGATTTAGTAACACCTACATTGTAGGCACGGCCTACTGGCATACTCTTAGTAATGGCATCTGCTGCCACTGGGCTAACAATGGTCTTAGTAGGATCCCAACCGTAGGTTATGTTGAAATAAGAACCTAGGTGCAGTAAGTTGGTATCGGTACCGACTGTTACTGTAGTAGATGGATAGCTCGGAGGAAACATTCCTCTGTTGGTGCTAGGTGCATATGTCCTAGCTGCGGCAGCTCCTGTTAGTCCGTCAGCAGTTTTTGGAAATGCCAGCATTACTTGACTGATTGTAGCAGTAGTAGCTTGACCCCACGGGGTACCGATCATGACAGAGCTAGTCCATGCAAAACAGGGGACATTAAGTGCAGCAGTGTCTTCTGATGCTACTCGTTCAAATTCAAATACCCCAGACCACAGTCCGCCTTCGTTTCTGATAAATGTCCATAATACGCAATGCCTTGCTGATCCTGAGATAATAATATAGCTGTCTTTTAAGTCATAATACTGTTCAAAGCCTCCAGCACCGCTCCATGTTTCATTAGTTGCAATATGCAGTGTATCGTTCCATGATTCACACGCAGATGTGTTAATAGCTAGTGTAATAGTGTTTATTCGAAACAACATATACTTGTAGGTAACTGTGTCTGCATTCAACACACGATATACTTTTGTTATAATAGGAGAAAACGTTGTTGTTCCCACAGTGTCAAACAGCGACCATCCAATTGCAGCCATTGCATTATCAATTTGGGGAATGATGTTGGTAGATGATGTTTCGTTACTGATAGTAATTCTTATACTATTTGCGGTATAGGTTGATGTGGTTATTGACATAATTATCCTGTTTTATTGCACAACGGTGCATTTCTTATATTTATACTGCGATGTACTGTACTTGTACATATAAATCTGTACCAGACCCTGTTCCCACGCCTGTTTGCAGCACATTGACAGTTAGGTAGTCTCCTGCAGAGAGAGCAGTAGTTGCTGTATTTGTAATTCCCGTAGTTTGCCCCGCCGGAATAGATAAAGAAACAGTAGGTGTTCCATTCTTTACTAGGCTTAATACGATATCTACAGATGAAGCTACTCTAACCCTAGGAACAATCTTGGTGATAGCAGCATTATATGGAGCATACCATCTTGCTACACCAAAGAAAGTTGTTAAATTTCCTGGCTGTTGCAGTGTAATAACATCAGCACCTTGACTACCTGTATAACCTGTTGGTCCGATAGGTCCTGTAGTAGATGTTACTTGCCAAGTGGATCCTGTATAGACAAATTCAAAGGTAGATCCTTTTAGATCTAGCAATACATTATCAGAGTAACCTTCTATAGTTGATCCGTTACGTATCACAGTTACTGGATATAATGCTAGATCGTACCCGTCTGTAATCTGTATGTATTGACCCGCTGTAGGAGTATCAGGCAGTGTTATATTAAATGATCCGAATACAGTGTTGGCAATAATCCTATCACCATCTGTTGCTGTATAATCTTCTGTCTGTACTTGCCACGGATTAGTAGCACTGCCCGGTAATCCCCTGCTGCCCACGTATCCTGTACTTCCAGTATAGCCCACTGTGGTCGAAGTAGCCATCCAAAAATCACCTGTCCAGGTCCAGGTTCTATTACCGAATGTATAAGTTTGCCCTACGGTAGGCGATGTTGGAAAATTAACTGTTGTCATAGTAAATATTTATCGAGTAGGATATGGTGCACGGAACACCGTGAAATTTGAAGTGTATCGTGCCACACCTTTGGTAATTCTAAGATCGTTGATATAACCGTTAAAATATTGTAATGCAGCAGCTGATCGTAAAAATCCTACATATAAGTTAGCAGGCAATGTAGGAACAACAGTTAATGTAGTTGATGCTACACTGGCCCCATTTAAATAGACTGTGAGAGTATTTTCATTTCTCACATACGCAGCATGATACCAAAAACCAACATTAACTAACTCATTTGCAGATATAGCCGAATTGGCAGTAACACTTCCTGTTTCTACGTAGGCATAAATTCCTCCTAGTGCATTAATTCCTAATTGAACTCGGTTGGCATTTGAACTAGTAGTTCCGTTGAATATAAAGCCCGAACCTTCTGCACCTCCTCGAGAATTTGCATAGAACCAGAATTCAATTGTAAAATTAGAAGCGTAATCAAATACAGAGTTTTCAATATATAAATAGTCCCCAGAGCCATCAAAAGACATAACTGCGGCAGCATCCGGGTAGTACTCGATCGCCGAGTTTTGTAATTTAGATTCCCCTACTGCTATCACATGATTTCGACCAGTGCGATCAACAATAGCCCCGTTAGTTCCGTCAAGCAATAGAACAGTGTTAGGTACGGCTCGTGCAGGGGATTGGGGGGTAGTAAAATTACTTGTATCAATAACGTCAGCTGTTGGAATTCTAGCAGTACCTTTGAGTATGCGAAGATTAGAAATAAGACCCTGGTAGTAACCAGTTAGAGATGGGCCTACTGCTCCAATGTATATAGGATCTACAGTATTGTTGTATATCGACGATGCTATCCCGGTATCAGTTGAGTCTAATACCCCATTGATATAAATTTTAGCAGTTGTTCCTTGTTTTATTGCTGATATAAAATACCATGTGTTGGGCAATATCTCTTGGTTACTGTAAAGGATGCTAGCTCCAGATCCAGTTCCTACTCGAAATAAAATTTCTCCATTTCGCACGGCAAGGTACCAAGATCTTCTATTATTTGAATATCCATAAAGGGATGCTATTACATGCTCACCGTCAACATCGGTAGGATATATCCATGCTTCGATAGTAAAATTGTTAGATCCAAAATTTAATGTTGATGTATTGGCTACACTCAACACTTGCTTTGTCGGTGCAGTGTTAATAAAACTGTAACTATAATATCCATCATTGCTGATATTATTAGCAAAGGGCGTACTGGTTGATATAAATGCCGAACCTCCTATGGTATTGTCATATGTAGAATTATCAATTAGACCGGATGATTGTGCTGTTAGTAATACTGTATTGTCTATCGCAGTTAATGGTGTGTAATTCGGCCCTGCATATAAGGCAGTTCCTATGACCAGTCTAACATCCGACATGTATCCTGTAAAGAAATTTGAACCAGAACCGCGTTGAGAACCCACATGTAGGCCGCCTGCAACATCAATGCTATTTGTAAATGCTGCACTACCGTCGAGCTGACCATTTATCCAGAGATATAGTGTTCCGGCTCGTCGAGTAACTGATACATGAATCCAACTGTTTAATGGAACTTTAGTTGTTCCTGTAATTATTGTACTATTACTAAAATCAAATGTTAAAAAACCTGTAATGTTAGTGGTACCGAGGTAATACGCACCCGTAGCTAGACTTGGTGCCGATGATAGTATAGTTTTACTACCTGTGAAATTTAATAGATATATCCAGGCCTCTATAGTAAAATCGCTAGTTCCTATAACATGATCCTGATCATAGGCTATATCTAGATAATCACTCGATCCGTTAAAATACATAGACCCGCTGTTTATTAAAGAGTTGTATCCAGGTGTACGATAGGGTGAGAATCGCTGAATACTGGCATTACCAAAACTACTAATTGTAAAATTGTTCCCACTATTATCAACAAATCTATTGCTTTGCAGTGTTAATAACACTGTGTTAGATATGCGAGGTAATTCTGAAGTGGGTCGAATGCCTATAATATCTGCTGTATCTGCGAATGGAAAAGATCTGCCAGGGCCCGAAATTATACGCACCGCGCCTGCGCCTGCTGCACCACCTGTAACTGTTGGCGATCCACTAGCACCGACGCCGCCGGATCCGCCACCACCGCCGCCATATAAACCACCAGCACCACCTCGTGCAGCAGTAGCGAATAGAATGCCCGTGCCATTTGCGCCTGCAGTACCACCAGATCCACCGCTACCGCCGATTCCTGCCCCGCTGCCGCTGCTTGGACCAGCTGCACCACTGGTTCCTTGTCCAAATATTCCAACGCCGCCACCGCCAGCTCCACCTGAGACAAAGTTACCGTTTCCGTTGGTATCATTAAATGAGGATCCACCACCACCGCCAGCACCACCTGCTCCTGCGCCGGCTGACCCCGGGTCGGTGGCTTGACCTGATGCTCGGGCACCTGCTCCACCATTTCCTGCGTAACCGCCTGCACCACCACCGCCTGCACCTTGGGCAGATCCAACGCCGCTGTAAAATCCGCCTGCACCACCACTGCCGCCGCCGTCACCCGTAAATGTGCCGCCTATGTTTGCTCCCGAAGGCTGACCACCTCGACCACCGCCACCTCTAACGGTGGATGTGCTTATAAAGTAACTATCACCACCATTGCCGCCATTGACGTTAAGAGTGCTTGTTGCAGGTACTCCAGCAGCACCGACAACTAAAGTATACGATTGTCCGGGAACTACTGCAATATTATTTTTCCACCCAAGACCACCACCACCACCACCGTTGACGTTGTTTGCGCCTGCGCCGCCACCACCAACACAAACTACACTAACACTGGTAACTCCTTCTGGCGCAATCCAAGAATATGTACCAGGTATAGTATAATTTACTTGTAAGATGCCGGAAGTTGTGTATATTATAGAATTTGTAACTCTAAAATTGCTTATATAGCCATTGATGTAGTCTCCTGCAACTCCGCCAAAATGTTGCCAACCTATAGCCCAACTTGTTCCAGAACTTAAAGAAGCATTTGTACTGGTAGCTTCTGCTATGCCATTTACAAATAGAGTCGCAACTCCTGTGCTTGAATTTCTTGTTACAGCTACATGATACCAAGTGTTGGCCAATACAGTGGCTGTTCCTATGGCAGGACTACCTGCCGCAGCATTTAAGGTTGTAAGACGAAATACTCCGCTAGAATCACGAAACAACACATATCTATTATTAACATCTGTACCAAAATTAAATATGTGCGGAGTAGTGTTTGTAAAATTATTAAAGAATACCCAACACTCTATAGTCCAATCGGTTGCACTTAAACTTTCTCCAGTCAGTGTTAAATAATCTCCAGTACCGTCAAAGTATCCGCTCCATCCTTGCCCGTGCGGACTAAACGTTCCCTGAGACACTGTTGTCCCCACTGGAGTTATAGTTGAATTAACAATCGATTTATCGTAAAACGCTCTATTATTTGCAAGACCATTGTTTTGTAGAGTTAGTAACGATGTGTTAGGAATAGCAGTTAGTGGCCTAAATGGCGGAGGGAAGTTATTAATATAGACTGCTGTGCCGTTTACTACACGTAGGTTGGAAATATAACCAATAAAGTTGTTCTCGAAAGATGTAATATTTCTTCTGCCAATCTGTACAGTGTTAACTTGGTTCCCCCATGAAAGGTACGATGTTGTCTGCGTTGTAACTAGGGATCCGTTCAAAAATAATCTAACGGTCGTTCCAACTTTAGTAGCAGCTAAATGGACCCATTGATTCTGGGGGACTGAGCCGGTGATCGCGATCGTTTCAGCATTCCCGCCAGTATCAATTATGCGCTGTATGCCAAAGTTCGTTGGTGTTGCGAAAAATGAAATACTTCCCGCACTACGTGTAGGACCGTCATTTGACAGAATCATAAAGTTACTAGAGGACAAACCTGTACCGTATATCCAGCATTCTATTGTAAAATCAGAGTTACCAAAATTCAAAGGACTAGCCCCAGGCGCAGTTAAATAATCCCCAGTACCGTCGAAGTACGCACTACCCTGCGAAGAATAGGGAGATATGTAATTAAATGGCTGTAGATTAGATACTGCGGCTGTTCCAGTTGTAAAACTTAAATTAGCAGGTGATTTATCAACAATTCTATTGCTAGAAGCCGTTAACAATGCCACTGTACCGGTGATAGCAGAATCAACACTAGTATGACCGATTGTGGCAGTCGGTAGTGGCTGTGTTCCTACAGAGAATTCTTCTGTATATAATCCTTCTCCCTTAACTACTCGCAAATTGCTGATATATCCGTTAAATAGCTCACTGCCATTGAGGTTTGCACCAATAGTGGCAGTGGTGAGAGTTAGTTCGTTTTGAATTGGGGCTGTTCCTGCAAACAAAATACTCCCAGATGCAGTAAATGTATATAGTATATTGCCGCCGGTGTTGACTACAGTAACTCCGCCTGTAACAGTGGCCTGTGTGAGTGTTGCACTATGTCTAATAATAACTAAACCTGATCCACCTGATCCACCTGTGGTGGGCGTAGGTGAGCCGCGCCCTGCGCCACCACCACCCCCACCTGTATTTGGTGTGCCGGGACTGCCATTAATTCCAACATTACTACCATTACCTCCGCCGCCTAGTCCACCCGTCCCGGCTGTACTACCACCTACTGTACTTTGGGCTCCGCCGCCGCCGCCTGCATAGTATGTTGAGGTTCCAGAGATTGAATCTAATACACCGACACCTCCATTACCGGCAGTATTACTTACACTGCTAGATCCTGGTGCCCCGCCTCCGCCGCCTCCGCCACCTGCTTGGTTACCGCTAGTGCCGTTTCCACCTGCTCCACCATCATTGCCCTGACCCGGAGTACCTAAACCATTCGCAATCAATGGGGTACTAAATGCAGCGTCGCCGCTTCCACCGCCTCCGCTACCACCACTACTTCCATCAACATCGGTAGAGTTTGCGCTATTACCGCCGCCACCACCGCCACCACCGATGGCAGTTATAGTGGATAAATTTGCACCTGATATGATAGTATTAGATCCAGTATTACCAAGATTACCAGCTACTCCTGTGCCTCCGCCACCTACACTTATTGCATATGGCACACCACCTGTTAGGATTGTACTAGTTGATATCACTCCACCCGCGCCACCACCGCCTCCACCGCCATTAGAACCACTGGCGGCGCCACCAGCACCACCGCCTGCTACCACTAGATACTCTACAGGTACTGCATTCACTCCTTCTGCGTCGTTGTTAGGAACTACAGATCCGTTTAAAAATAAATTTATATACCCGGCATGTTTAACTACTGCAACATGATTCCAATTGTTAGTTAATAGTAGATCGCTTACATTGTTTGCAACGAATTCGCCCATGTACCAATATAGTCCGCCTGTGGGATTCACACCAAACGCTCCGCCTGTGTATATACCAGCAGTTGCACTAGATGGTCTAGTAGAATATATTGTGCGATAAGTGCCCGGCGCACCCGTTACATAAATCCATGCTTCTACAGTAAAATTATCTGAACCAAATGCAACAGTTGAGGTGCTGGCTAATCTTAGATAATTAGTAGATCCATTAAATTTTATGCTGTAATTTTCAGCATATGGATGAAAATTATCCGGTCTAGTGTCGCCCAAAATGGATACATTAAAATTATTGACGCTAGAATCATCAACAAAGGTAGTTTTTATTTCAGAGGATAATAATAATGTTGTATTTTTAAAATTAGGTTCAGGAGCATTAGATGATTGTGCAGGATATCTAACAGTTAAAGGCGCCTGTTCCGTTACATAGGAGATAGTTCCCCCCGTAGCAGTTCCTAAACTGGTTTGATATTTAATAATAACAACACCCGATCCGCCACTGCCACCTACTTTACTATTAGTAGGGGCACCTGCACCACCGCCACCACCTGTGTTCGGATCGCCAGGAGTACAAAGATCAGCAGCCGCTGTTGTTCCGTTATCTTTCGCTCCACGGCCGCCACCACCTAATCCACCTTGACCTTGGGTTACGCCGGATGCGCCACCTCCGCCTGCATAGTATGTCGATGTACCGATAATACTGATCAGCCGGCCGATGCCCCCTGTTCCTCCAACTGTTGGACTACCGGTAGTGACGCCACCGACACCACCAGCGCCGCCACCCGCGCTACCATTTTGCCCGGTGGCGTCACCTCCATTAAAACCTTCTCCCACGATACCGGTGCCACCAACTTGTCCGGACGCTCCGCCGCCACCTGATCCGCCACCACCACCTGGTGTTGGGAAGATGCCACCTATAAATCCGTCTGCACCGCCACCGCCACCACCAAATCCACCACCAGTTGGGTTAATAACACCAACCGGAAAGCCTGTAATTGAGCTGTTAGTTCCCGAAGTAAGAGCTGCGCCGCCACCCCCTACGGTTACTGTTTTAGTGCCAGCGGATATCTCAAGATTTTCATAAAATCTCACTCCACCAGCGCCCCCACCACCACCAACGTGGTTTCCAGTTCGACCGTATCCACCTCCGCCGCCGCCGGCAACCAGCAAAGCAGACACGTTGCTGATAGAGGTAGTGGGTGTAAAATCTCCGCTACTGGTAAAAGAATGAACAGTAAAGCTAGTAGCAGAAGTATCGACTACTGTATACGACTCTGTCGGTGGTACTATGACCGTTCGAACAACATTACCTCCTTCATCGACAAGTTCTATAGGTACAGGAATTGTCGATGTATTGGTAAAAGTACCTACTGTGTAAAATGTGTGATAATAGTAGTTGTCGCCGCCAACACGATTGATCGTAACAATTCCGCCTGTGCCGGAATAAGTAGGCCCAATGTATCTCTGTCTAGCTGTTACACCTAAATCGTATGCCATTAATTTATTCTGTTGGGAAAGTGACTGCTATCCAATTTAGACTATCTTCATCCCAAGTGTATGTTGTGTTATCTTGAGATTCGGGCATGGCAACAGGGGCAGACCATATGCAGGTGTCTTCGTCTAATATCCAGCTAGGATACGGTTGCGGTATATAGAATGCATCTCTAACTGCATCATATACATAACCAATGCCCGCATAATTTTTACGTAGCGGACGACCTTCTGGATGTTGCCCAGCATAGGTGTTATAACTGGTTTGAATCCAAGATGCAGGATCTCCTACTAGACCAGTATCAATAAAATCTTGTTCTGCAACAATGACCTGCGTAACAATACCGTTTTCAACTTTAGCAAAATGACTCATTTTAATCCTTTTAATTAACTATGATACAGTTATTTATAACTCAGTAGAATAGGCCAATTGCTTATTCTGAACTAATTTCTATCCAACTTAGACTAGGTTCGTCCCAAATGTATGCTACATTGTCGTGTTTATCTGGTCTAGGAATAGGTGCTTCAAACATACAAAGTTCTTCATTAAAAATCCAAGAAGAGTATCCGTCGTTTTCTATCCATGCAGCTTTAACTTGATCCTGTAAAGCTGTTTTTTCTTCTTGGGTCATAGGTCTAATGTGCCAAACATCTTTGACAATCCCATCTACCCATTCGTAGGTTACGCCTTCATTAATCTCATAATGAGAAATTTGGGGACACTCAACTCTTTCAAAGGGTACAAAAATGCTGGGAATATTATCAGGATCTATTTCGGGATAAGCAGCCAGCAAATTTTCCAATACAATTGGATGACCCGTTGGCTGACCGTTTTCTAATCTAATGTATAAATTCATAATTAACGATCTGCTGTGTTTGTAGTAGGATACAATCTTTCTCGACCATATATGATACGCACAGCACCGGATCCGGCTCCTATAACTGCTGTATTATCTCCGCCGGGTGCTCCACCGCCGTACAGACCTCCGCTAGCATTTGCACCCCTGGCACCGTTGCCTCCTGCATTTGATCCGTTGCCGCCACCTGTACCGTCGCCTGCACCGCCTCCAGCACCGGCAACACCATTAGCGCCTTGTCCTAATATGTCGGTTCCGCCGCCGCCAGCGCCGTTGTCAGCTGAACCACCAGCGCCACCACCACCACCGCCTCCACCAGATCCTGCTGCTCCACCTACACCACTTGATGTACCGGAGTTACCGCCGCCACCACCGCCATTGCCACTATAGCCCCCGGCACCGCCGCCGCCGCCACCGACTGCGGACGCACCGTTGCCGCCACCACCACCGGCGCCACCGCCTATTATTCCTCCAAACGGATTAAACACCAATGCATTACCGCCAGTTGCACCGGCGCCACCGCCACCACCGCCTGCACTACTTGCTCCGCTATCATATCCAAGATCGTCACCGCCTGCGAACCCTTGTCCTGCTGTTCCTGAACCAGGTCCTAAACTCTGTCCGTTTTCGCCTGCGCCGCCACCTGATCCGCCATTAGTGGCCTGCACAGTCCAGGTTCCACCGCCACCGCCACCGATGGCTATTATCTGTACTGCCGTGGATAGTACGAAAGAACTATTATTTCCGCTGCCTCCGACTACAAATCCGGCAGTGTTTGTTCCACCAGCGCCAATAGTTACAGTATGTTCCCCAGCAGGCACAGTTAATGCTGCGCGAGTCGCTCCGCCAGCGCCCCCACCACCACTGGCAATACTTGTACCCTGACTACCACCGCCACCGCCACCGCCAGCTACTACGAGATATTCTACATTAAAACTACCTGCGGTTGTAAATGTTCCACTTGCTGTAAAAACATGAACATTATAAACATAAATTCCTTCTGTTATAGAAGTTATCGTATTACCACCAGTCGCAGAATTTCCAGTTGGTACTGAATCGATTGAAGTAATGTAGCGAAGGACAGTAATGCCACTGCCGCCGGATCCGCCAGGCTGAGCGGCTTCATTACCGTTGGTTAGTGATCCACCACCGCCTCCACCGGTATTTGCTGTTCCTGCTGAGCCTTGGCCAGTTGTTAATGTTCGGCCGTTGCCACCACCGCCAATACCTACTGTACCTCCCCCAGAACTTCCTGCTCCTCCTCCACCGCCGGCATAGAACACAGAACTTCCAGTGATAGATGATTCTATTCCATTTCCGCCAATTCCGCCAATAGAACTACTTAAACTAGTCCCGCCGCCGCCAGCGCCTCCGGTTGTAGTTACAGCAGGACTTCCGCCTGTTGCTTCTAATAACACATTTCCGTTTGATGCTCTAGTTAGCCTGCTAGTTCCGCCGCCACTAGGTGTTGTGGTGCTACTACCTCCGGCACCTCCTACAGTAATAGTCAGTGTTTCTCCAGGAGTTACTGGAAGGTCATTAATCCACCTAAGACCGCCACCACCGCCAGCGCCGCCTCCACTGCCAGTAAATCTACCACCACCACCACCGCCGACTAACACAGCACTAACAGCATACACTTCGGTGGGTACCACAAAAGAAAAAGATCCCGGCGAAGTATAATTAACTTGACTATCTGCTTGACCCGGAAATCCAGGATTAATCATTATGGCCATATTTTAACTAGGTAGATAGTATAATGTTACTTTTAGGCCAGCAGCTCCTGTGCCAGCAGAAGTGATGTCGATTGTAAATTCAGCATCGTCAGCAATTGAAGTAGTTGCTAATGTTGTAGGTGTTGCGGCTGTGGTACTAGTTTTCTCATTAGCATCTATTGTCAATTTGTTTGCACCTAAAATTGTAGTTCCATTTACTTTAATATCAACAGTAACTAATCCAGAGGTCGATGCTGCTGTTAAACTTGCTCTAGGTATGCTAGATAGCGTTAATGCGTTAGGCGCTCTAAAAGTTACTTTAGATGTTCCTACTGCTACTGAACCTAGTTCATTAGTTACTGCAACAATAAAAGGAGTTCCGCCACTAGCGCCACGACTACCTACAAATCCTACATCACCTCGGCTACCTGTGAATCCAACAGCGCCATTGGTGCCATTAACTCCTCGACTACCTGTGTATCCTGTTGCAGCTGGGGATATAAAGCTCCACTCGTTAGTGCCAGTTTTGATCAATGTACCAATGCTGAATTGCGTGTTCAACATAGGATATTCAGTGCTGTTTAAGACAACTCCCGGGGCACCTACTACAATAACAGGACCAGTACTCAACTGTTGTAAATCAATACGCTGGCCGATGGCAAAATCTGCGGTACTTTCTTCTGGTACAGTGACAGTAGTACCTAGTGTATTGTTTAATTTAACTAATAGTCCTGTGTCACTTCCTATTAGTGTATAAGTTGTACCAGTCTGTAGATTCATAGTCTGAATAGAACTGAACCCGCCCAAACTTCCTGTATACCCAAAACTACCTGTATAACCTAGATCACCTGTCCTAGAGTATTCAACTGCCATTTGGTCAGCAACAATAAACGCAGATAAACTTCCACTTATGTAGGATACCGGAACCATTAAGTAATCTACTTCATTTGTAATAGGACCAGTAATATTATACACCGCAGTAGCAGTTGATACGTTAGCATTTTTCTTAAATGATATGTATCCTTTGCTGTCAGGATTACTGCTATTGTCCCAACTCAGTATATAATTTTCGTTACTGCTTCCGTAAATATCGAGTTTATTAATATAAATTTCACCAACTGAGCTAGTTACAGTACTGTTAAACCTAATCCTTCCGTTGGCAATTGCTTCGGTAGTTGTTGTAGGGTCAAATAAGTATTGCAGTCCGCTGCGATTTCCCTGACTTCCTGTATAACCAAAACTACCTACGAAGCCCGTGTCCCCTTTGATACCTTGGCTACCGGTAAATCCTATATCACCCTTTTCACCTTGATCACCTATGTCACCTTGACTTCCTGTGTAGCCTGTTGCAGTGCTTGCACTACCAGTATAACCCATACCTGCAAATGCGCCGTCGATACCTTGGTCGCCCTTGCTACCAGTATATCCTATCTGTCCTAGATAACCACTGGCTGAAATTTCAACCCATTGTGTAGTATCGCCATCATCTGTCCAAACTAATTCAATACCGTAGTTGGTATTAAACCATCGATCACCGACTGCCGGATTAAACGGTGCATTTATAGAGTAAGTATAAGAGCTTTCTCCTCGGCTACCAGTGAAACCATTTGTTCCAGCACTGCCAGTAAATCCAGTACTGCCATCATACCCGTTGATACCTTGGCTACCAGTAAAGCCGGCACCTTGACTACCAGTATATCCTTCACTTCCAGTATAGCCTACGTCTCCCTGTGATCCAGTAAAGCCAGCACCTTGACTACCTGTGTAGCCCAAGTCGCCCTGTGACCCGGCATATCCTTGCGATCCAGTAAATCCTTCACTACCTGTGTATCCAGCGTTGCCTTGACTGCCTGTATAACCATCGATACCATTAATACCTTGACTGCCTGTATATCCTTGACTGCCTGTATAACCATCTACACCAATGTTACCATCTGCACCAGCACTTCCTGTATAGCCTATGCTACCAGTGTATCCGATAATTGCGCCAACATCATTCCATGTGGCCCCAGTCCAAACGTTAAGATGTCCGTTATCCGATGTAATATATCCATCACCTATGTTGCCTGAGTATGGATCAGGTAATGCACTATATGTAGAAGTTGAACCAATGATAGTTACACTTGTGCCGTCGGCACCTGTACTACCAGTATAACCTATGCTACCAGTGTATCCACTGTCACCGGCACTACCAGTATAGCCTATTGTAGTAGAGATCGCTTCCCAGTAGGTGCCGTTCCATAACCAGGTTCGGTCACCCGCTGAAAATTCTTCATTTAGACTAGGGGTGTTGGGAAAATTAACGGCCATTCATAATCTCTTTAATTCAATATTTATAGTATGTTTTACTTTTAAAATGTGATACTACCTGAACTGTTGAATTGATAGTATCGGTAACCGCCAGATAGTGTGATTGTCGGGCTCCCTGTTGTGCTAGTTGCGGCATTGAATGCGTCTGAATAGCGAATAACTACAACTCCAGATCCACCAG